TTCTGGTATATATTTATTGATTTTTCAGATTTTATGGATATATAACACAACATAAAAAAATTATGATTCAAGTAAACTACGGCCCCGAAATATCAGATGTTAGCAGACTTATAGATGTCCTTTCTATTCATAAAAAAGTAACATTCGTAACAACATCCTCCAGAAGTGAATACATTTTAAAGAAAGGAGAAACCGCTAAATCATCACAGTTGGCTAATACTATAGCAGAGACTCTTAGAAAAAAAGGAGTAGATGTTAACGTAATAGATGCCACAAAATTGAAAATTTACAACTGTTTAGGTTGTGTTAGTGAGCAGCACGGTAATCATTGTGGTGCAAAAGAGGCTAACGTTAAGGATGATGAAAAAAACCCAAATGGATTGTTAAGATGTTGGGCTTCTCATGATTACAAGGACGATGAACTTTGGAAGATTTCAAAGTCAATTTACGAAAGCCAAGCAGTTATATTTTTTGGATCTCAAAGGTGGGGAAGCGTTAATGCAATGTACCAGAAGATAATAGAGAGACTTGATTGGATGGAGAATATGCACACTACTTTAGGAGAGAAGAACTCTATAGAAAATATACAGGCGGGTTTGGTTTTAATAGGCCAAAATTGGAGAGTTAGTGAAAGCCTAGAGCTACAGAAAAAAGTTCTAGAGTTTTTTGGGTTTAATATGAATGACGATCTTTTTATTGGCTGGCAGTACACCAGGGACAAAATGGACGAATCCAAAAACTCTTATAAAAATGCAACGGAAACATTCGAAACTGCATTTAACGTTAGACTTTATCACTGGACTAAGAAGGAAAAAGAAAAATTAAGTTCGGAGACAGTGTCAGAATCTCATAAGCACCTCGATTCATTTGAATCTTTCCTCGAAAAAATAAGATCTCTTTAATCACAACACAATAAAAAAAGTCCAGAATTTCTGGACTTTTTAATTTTCAAAATTCTCAATTTATCTTCTTGCTGTAAGGTTTGGATTAATAGCTTTTCCTTTAGTTGTTGGGGTAGTACCTGTTCTGGGCGGAACGGCAGGTTTAGCTGCTGTTGCTGCAGGTTTAGCTGGTGCTGCTCCTGGCTTAGCTGGTGCTGCTCCTGGCTTAGCTGGTGCTCCGGGTTTAGCTGCTGGTGCTCCAGGTTTAGCTGCTGGTGCTCCAGGTTTTCCCCCTGTTAATTCTGTCCATTTAACCAAGTCATTAAGATAATTGGTGGTAGCTTTAATAGATGCAGCTACCCCGGCTTTAGGTCCTGGTCCAAAATTAGAAACAACCTTTAGTGCTGCTTGTGCACCTTTAGTTGAGTTACTTTGAACTAATTTGTGATTCTTAACTACCTGAACTAAAATATCTTTAGTGGCTGTCTTTTTCTTAGCGTTCAAAGCCTTGTTTGCGGCTATTTTAGCTTCAGCTGTATTTTTAGCATTCTGCCAATTTAGACCTAGTGATTTTCCGTAAGGCTTAAAGATAGGCATTGCCAAACTAGCAGGTGCACCACCTTCTTTTCCCATAGGTGCTAAGGAAGCTCTCATTGCACAAAGAAGTGCATACATTCCCGCTGCCGATGCTTTTAGTGATTGTGTGCATGAAGTAACATAACCAGTCCAAAGATTTCCTGCATTTAGATTACCTGCAGAAAGCTTTTTAGAAACTCCACCCAAAGTATTCCATTTTTGAACCTGAGCAAGTCCATGGACCATGCTAGACAGGGCTGACATAGTTCCAGCTTTAGCATATTTTGAAGAGGTAATAGCCATGTTGTTCATAGCATTTGCTGTTGGAAGTGTTGATATTGCTGTACCTTCTGTCGTGTAGATCAAAGCTTTTCCTGCAGCTTTTTCTACTAACATTAACCAACCAAATCTTTTTACAAAATCCTTTGTTTTTTTCAACGGTGCAAGTTTAGCTGATGCATCCTTTGTTGGTATTGCAACAACATACTGAGATCCGTTTATAGTTATAATTGTCATCGAACTAAATAGGCCATATAAAGATCCACTTTTTGCGATATCTCCACTAGGTACAGGTGCTCCTGGTTTAGCTGCCCCTTTAGCTGCTCCTTTTTTATCTGCTGGTTTTGCACCAGGTTTAGCAGCAGATGCACCAAGTAGCTTTGTAAACTCTGCCATCATCCTTTTTAATCTACTTCTTTTTATTCCCTTAGCAGATAACATTTTTTGATAATCAGCTACACCAACTGTGCCATCAACTTTTTTATACTTTTCATCCTTCTTAAAATCAATTACCTCCTCCTCTGTTGCTTTATCAAAAGTTCCAGATTGACTAATATCTAAAGCAGATTGAACTCTTTTAACCGCGTCACCCTTAGAGTTAAGTTTTAGTACACTAGGACCTCCGGCTTTAGCAGCGGCTGCTGGTTTTTTAGGGTTTCTGATATTACCAGCTGCACTCATAAACTCAGCTAGTGCTTTTCTCATTCTGCTTCTTTTTATGCCCTTTGACATAAGCATTTTTCTATAAGCAAAATCTCCAACTACTCCGTCAACTTTTGGAAATTTCTCATCTTTTTTAAACTCTATAACCTCTTGTTCTAGTTCTCTGTCAAAAACGTCTGTTTTTGAATCTAGATCAAGAAGATCTTTTACTTTTTTAACAATTGGGCCTTTATCGTTTAATTTTAAATAAACATTTGACGGCTTCTTAGAGTCTTTTTCTTCTAAGAGATCGTATCCAAAATACTCGTAATCCTCGTCGATATCATCTTCGTCTTCGTCGTCATCATCGTACCCATAATCCAAGTTTTCAGATTCTTCAAAATCTTCCGACTCATACATTTCATAGTCATAATCATATTCCTCGAAATCATACTCGTCATACCCCTCTTCAAGGACCTTTGACTTTGCTGCTGGTTTTGCTCCGGCTTTTGGTTTTACCTCTCCTTTTGACTTGGCTGCTTCTTTCTTTTTAGGTCCTCCAAATACTGCTAACATGTTAGTAATCATTTGAGAGGCTTGTCCAGTTTTAAGATTAACCACGGAATCCTGTGGTTTTGTTGGCTTTGGTACTATCGAACTCGCTTCAAATACGAATCCGTAATCTTCGTACATCCTTTCGAAGCCTGAGAATTTTAAGATTTTTTCCATACTATGTGGGATTTTTAGTTTTTTTTATATATTCTTATTTCTTCGGAATTTTTTTAAGATCCCTACAAATATCTATTTTAAGGTTAGAAGGTATTTATTCTTCTCCACTAATGCTGATATCTCATCTACTATATTAATTAACTCAGGATCTTTGTCCTTGTCAAAAATAGATTTGCAATCAGTTGAATAACATTTAGCTAAATGCTCACCGAATTTGCTTAGATCCCCTTCAGCTGGATTTTCGTAATTTTGGATGCATAACATAAGCTCGTCTTTGTCCAAAACGGGTCTTCCGTATTTTCCCATTATAGCTTCTGCCAATTTATCACCTAAATCTAGGAATTCCTCAAAGAATTTATCCAAAGCATCATGTTGGCCCTTTAAGCAAGACTGCCAATGAAGAAGCTTCATCTGTGCACTGTTTTGCAAAACCATTTTAAATATAGGAGCATATTTGTTACCTCCGCTAGTGGATCTTATTCCACCTTTTAGCGATTTAGATCTTGGTATAACATCACCGAATGCGCTAAGACTTAGTATTCTATCCATTTGTGAAAAAATTCATTTCTCTATATATCGGATAGATTTTTGCTAAATTTAGGTTTATTGAGGGTTTATGGGGATATATAATAAAAATAAAAAATTCGCAGCGGGTCGAAACCTAAAAGCGGATTTATACTAAAAAAACCAAATTAAAATTAAAAGAAACATGAAAAAAGCATTGACATTGATTAGCTTTGCAGCTACATTGGGTATCATCTCTTGTAACACTGGTTCAACATCTACCTCAGGTTCTGAAGGATGCGACAGTACTTGCGTAAGTGCAGACTCAGTTAAGTGTGTAGTTGATAGCACAAAGACTGACAGCACAGTCGTTGTAGCGGACAGCACAGCTAAGAACTAATCTCAAAACAAAGAGGTTTAAAAAGCTTAGATTCTTCTAAGCTTTTTTTTTGCCCGAAATATTATATAAGTTTATCAATAGAACAAAAAAGCAGGAGTGGTGAAAATGTCCCCAGTTAACGGGGGCCATAAGTTAGACACAGCCGGTTTCCGGAACCGGCCGGCACAGGGTAACCGAGTCTTGGAGGTGCGAGGCCTTCCTCCTGCACAATTAATTTAAAGAATGAACAGGATCTCAATATATCTTGATGACGTGAGAATACCGATCGAGCACCCCGAAGGTCAGACGTGGACCGTAGTTAGAAACTATGAAGACTTCGTCGAGATTGTGAGCTCAACAGGTCTAGATAGAATCGACCACATTTCTTTCGATCACGATTTAGATCGCTCCGCAACAGAGCACTTCATGCTGGAGACTCTAATAACTTATTCAATAGACTACTCTAAAATAAAAGAGAAAACAGGATTAGACGCCGCTAAGTGGTTAATCCTACACTCGATAGAAACGGGGAAGGACCTACCAAAGTGTTGGGTTCATTCTGCTAATCCAATAGGAACAGGACATATAATGGGTCACATTAACCTATACCTTAAAAAATGCAAGCTCCCCGAAAATTGCATAAGAGCTAAATGGAATCACACTAGATCCCAATCTACAAGTTTATGATATACGACCTTTATTATCCAGTCTACGACATTGGGGTTAATTCGGAGACAGGTGAAATTAAATTACCCATTTGCAAATGTAAAGAAAATGACATGTGCATCTTTTTAAGAAATTGGATCGAGGATGGTAAGCCCACGCATCTTAAGCCGGAGGAACTTGAGATCTTAAAATCTAAACAATCTTAACTGATATTTTTTTATTCCGAAAGGAAACATTACATTTGCTCTGTCAGTACAAAAACAAAGGTCTTTGACATATAGGGTAAAAAATGCAGCGTTGGTCAAGGGGTTAAGACACCTCCCTTTCACGGAGGAATCACGGGTTCGAATCCCGTACGTTGTACCACAATAAAACGATAAACATGACAAGTCTAGTTATTCTACAGCTTATCGTCTCGTTATCTGTCTTATGGGTTTGGCTCATGAGACGTGAAGCGGTGATATCTGAATTCGAAAGGTTTGGATTATCCAAACAAACACTTACCACAGTTGGTGCAGCAAAGATACTTCTTTCTCTAATGATGATGATTTCCATCTGGTTCCCAGTAATCTCAATTCCTTCCACTCTGGGTATGACGTATATGATGATTGCAGCTCAGTACTATCACATGCGTTTTGACTCTCCTCTAGATAAAAGATTACCTTCTTTGGTTCTCTTGCTAATGTGTATTTTAATTCTAGTGTAATAAAAAGGATCGGTAGTTCAGTTGGTTAGAATGCTGCCCTGTCACGGCAGAGGTCGCGGGTTCGAGTCCCGTCCGGTCCGCATAGGTGAGCGCGAAGACGAAAGGCAACACAGCGTGATTGTGCGCACAGTACGCTTAAGCACGAGTAGAAACAAGGGAGGATTAGCTACCCTCCCGCCTCACCAAAAATAAACCAGTCCGCAGGCCACTGGATCGAAACACAGAGAACGCCTCTCGGAATAGAGTTCACTCTTGCACAGGCGCACCAGTCTCTTCTCATCGTTTGGAGACAAAGTTGGCAACTCTTACATGTGGTTCAAAAGTTGCAAAATAGTCAGGTGGCGAAAGGAGGGTGAAGTCCATCCTCGAGGTAGACGCAAATTGAGATAACAGAGCAGTGTGTCTGTCTTGGAGTGGACACATAATGCTACGCTGTGTTACACAGATTAACCAAGTGACGAGTGTATGCTCAATTTTTACAGGTTCGAATCCTGTCCTGGCTACTGAATCAGTTTGCCCGTGGGAACGGATACGTATCGGGGTTTTTGAACCCTGAGTATCTTCTGTAATCAAAATCCAATCACTGCTCACTGGTGTTTGGGCTAAATGTGAGAAAAAAACGGGAACACAGTGGCATGGTGTAACGGCAGCACTACAGATTTTGATTCTGTCTGTCCTGGTTCGAATCCAGGTGTCACGTCTAAATTTCTATTACCTAAAAATAGGTATATAGTCGGAAATTGGACCCTTAGCTCAGTTGGTTAGAGCATCTGACTCATAATCAGAGGGTCGCTGGTTCGAGCCCAGCAGGGTCCACATCTTAAAAAGCGGAAGTAGCTCATTTGGTAGAGCGATAGCCTTCCAAGCTATAGGTGGCCGGTTCGAGCCCGGTCTTCCGGTCTTCCGCTCACCCGATACGTGAGTGAAAGCAAGCAGCGTATCTCTAGTTAGGGTCTTTCAGCCAGTGAACTAGGGTCCGAACGTCATTGTTCGGTGAGAGTACCAGGAAACCTCTCATTTTGGTCTCATAGTTCAATGGATAGAACGACTGCCTTCTCGGTCTATATTGAAAAGTATTACCGAGAAGCAGTGGATCCAAGTTCGATTCTTGGTGAGACTACAAAAAAATAAAATAAACCGCTCTCGTAGCCCAATTGGCAGGAGGCAATAGACTTAGGATCTATCCAGTGTCGGTTCGAATCCGACCGAGAGTACAAAAATAAAAAAATCTTATGAACCAAAACGAACCAATTCAAATGAACCTTCAGTTGGAGCAAACAACTCCAATAGTTTGTGAAGAGTGCGGGAATGACGCATTCACCAGGGTGATGTTTCTTAGAAGAGCTAGTAAATTTCTAACAGGAGCTCCACAGGACACAGTTACACCAATTCCAACTTTTGCGTGTTCAAAGTGCCACCATATTAATTCGGAGTTCCAGCTCAAACTTGACGAGGTTGAGAGCGAGGAAGGATAAATATAAACAAAGGTACATGGAAAAAACTTTTAAGACTTTAATCCGCTCAGAAGAGGTAGATCTTATACCCTATATTAAAGAGTATCTGGTAACCTATCCTGAAACTCAAATTCTTATTGGATGTGACTCTCAGAACCGCAGACATTATACAATATATGCGGTTGTGGTTGGTTTATATAGACCAGGTAAAGGAGCACACGTCCTTTATTCACGTTTTCACACAAATAGGGAGAAAGAGAATGTTGCTCGTTTAATCAACGAAGTCTGGCACTCCGTTGAAACTGCAGAGAGAATCAAAAGTGAGATTAACGTTAGAACAGAGTGGATTGATATTGATGTGAATCCAGATCCCAGATATGCCTCAAATCAGGCCTTGGCTTCTGCTGTTGGGATTGTAACTGGTATGGGATACAAGGTTAGACATAAGGGAGATTCTCCAGTTATGACCTATGCAGCTGATATGCTGGTGAAGTGATATATAGACTACCATAAAAATAAAAATAAAATTATGAAAAACATTACTCAAAGACAGTGGTTTATGATCACTTCAGCTTTTGCCTTCGCATCTGTGATTTCTTTTTTTAACATCAACAGCACTTGGGCAGACGAAAACGATTTTAACGGTTTATTAGGATTTGCCGGAACTGGAATTATATTTGGACTTCTTGCAGCTTACTCACTCTATAGAACCAAAAACTAACAAATAGGTGTGGTCAAAAATATAGCCATTTTGGTTTTACTTTTTGTTGTTTTTTTATATTCTATCAGATGCTCAGTTTTGATCGATGCTAATGAAGAGCTCAAGTTCAAATGTCGAAAAAATGCCAAAGTCATCGACAGCTTGAATTCTGAGATCTGGATTAAAGATGTTCAGATAGGTAGATGTGAGAATGTTTTAGACATTATAGAGGAAAAAAATCAAAGTCTCGTTGGAGAGGCTTTGTTACAAACAGAGTAATTTTACAAAAAAAAGAGAAACTATTGAAAGACGGATTTATCCGTCTTTTTTTGTGGCCAAAGCTAGGGATATATACAAGGCAAAATAACATTTATAAGAATGGCATATAGACTACTTTTCAGAAGAGACACAGCAGCCAATTGGACCTCTAATAATCCTGTGCTGTCCGCAGGAGAACCTGGATTCGAAACGGATTCTGGAAAATTAAAAATCGGAGATGGCACAACCACGTGGTCTAATTTAGATTACTATGGCGTGCAATTCACAACTCCGCAGGTTGAGCCTGCAATAGCAGGGTACACTGGAAGCACAAACAGCTCTAACTATCAAACACTTGCTATAGAGTTAGATCCCACTAATGATGTGATTTATATAGATACCACCGGATGGGACGGGAGCTCAAGCTATTTAAATTACTACTTGCCAGAATCTTCCATCGAAGGACATAAGATTGAGTTTGTTCTTAAAACTGGAGGAACGGGTCTTCCCTCTAATGCTAATAAAATAAATGTTTGGTTAGACACTCTCAGGGATCCATCTAGATACGGGTCAACTGGTGCAACTGGCTCCACTGGAGCTAGCTCTGCCTGGTACCCATTCTCAAGATTTGATAGCACCACCACATGGAGACCGGATAATCCTAAGGGAATCTGGCTGGATGGCTATTGGACCATAGACAATGGCCAATGGGGATAATTAAAATACTAAAAGCGAATGCCACAAAGAATACTGCTAAGAAGAGACACCTCAATAAACTGGGAATACAATAATCCAGTTTTAATGCTAGGTGAACCTGGAGTTGAAACCGATACCGGAAAGCTCAAAATCGGAGACGGGCAGTCTCCCTGGACAGATTTGTCTTATTTGGAAGGACCTGTAGGGGCTACCGGAGCAACTGGATCTGATGGGATTTCTGTAACTGGACCAACAGGGAGTGCAGGACCCGCTGGTGCTACTGGTCCAACTGGATCCGGCTCTATAGGAGCTACCGGGCCAACAGGAAGTTCTGGACCCACTGGTGCTACTGGTCCAACTGGATCCGGCTCTATAGGAGCTACCGGGCCAACAGGAAGTTCTGGACCCACTGGTGCTACTGGAGAAAGAGGATCAACCGGAGCATCTGGGGGTTCGACCCTACCCGTTATAAACACGGCCGTTAATTTATCAGGGTCGAATCGACCCTTGCAGGGAGCAGGAATTTATAGGGTAACAGCATTTGGGAATTCTTTTGAATTTAATAAAACAGGTATAGCAAATGGCAGTAGGGTTATATTAATAAATAGCAACGTGTCTTATGTAGACACCGTGCCAGTTATTGGTGACGGGGTTTCTGTTTTGTATCAAGGAACCCAAGTGCCAGTAACACAAATACCTTCAGGAATGGCCTTTGATTTTATCTATACTACAAATGAGGATACTTGGTATTGCTTAAATCCCCTACCTCAAATTTGTCCAGCAAAGATAGACTTAGATGTCTACAATGCTAATTATCTTATAAACACCCCAGGTTTATTTGCTTTTGAAAATAATAGTAATTCTTTTGAAATAATTTTGCCAGATCCCACTAAATTTAGGGGATTGCAGATAGTTATCTGGAATCAATATTCTAGTTCTATTTCTTATGGATCGTCTTATGTCCCATTAAATCCCGACATTTCTAATAAAGGCTCCATCTTGGGTAGAAGCATCGACACACTTGTCTCTATGGATGGTAACTGGACAGTTGTAAATAGTTATTCGTAAATCTAATATGGGTGTTTAATTGGATTCATTAAATGTTCATTAATCCAGGATCTGCCCGAAATTTTACCGTATATTTGTGTAAAATTATAAATTCAAAATTTAGCACATGGCAGCATTTGACGACGAAAAGGACGAAGATCTACCTAGTTATAAGGCCAATCCCGGAGCTAAGACTCCAGCACTGGATTCGTTTTCAAGGGATCTGACAGATATGGCGATTAAGGGAGAACTCGATCCCATTATAGGCAGAGAACCAGAGATTGAAAGGGTTTCTCAGATTCTTTCACGTAGAAAAAAGAACAATCCAGTTCTTATTGGTGAACCCGGTGTGGGTAAATCAGCTATTGCTGAAGGTCTTGCACTGAGAATAGTTCAAAGGAAGGTTTCTCGAAATCTTCTTAATAAAAGGTTGCTAAGTCTGGATCTTGGATCCATGGTGGCTGGCACCAAATATAGGGGACAATTCGAAGAAAGGGTTAAAGCCATTTTAGAGGAGCTCAGAGCCAATAAGAACATTATCATCTTTATCGATGAGCTTCACACTATAGTGGGAGCTGGGGGAGCATCGGGATCTATGGATGCCGCTAACCTATTTAAACCAGCCTTAGCTCGCGGCGAAATCCAATGCATAGGTGCAACAACCTTGAATGAATATCGTGAGAATATAGAGAAAGATGGAGCTCTAGAGCGGAGATTTCAAAAGGTTATGGTGGATCCACCAGATTCAGAAACAACCCTTAGAATTCTAAATAATATCAGATCTAAGTACGAGGAGCATCACAATGTCAAGTATACAGATGATGCCATAGTGAACTGTGTGAAACTTACGGAGCGGTATATCACAGACCGTAATTTCCCGGATAAGGCTTTGGATGCCTTAGACGAGGCTGGAAGCCGCACACAACTCACTGATGTTAAAGTTCCTGATGCCATCCAAACTCTCGAAAAGAACTTGGAAAAAATTCAAGAAGAGAAGAAAGAATCGGTAAATAAACAAGACTACGAGGCCGCAGCTCGTCACAGAGACGCAGAGAGAAAAATTAAAATCTCTTTAGAGGTTGAGCTTGCAGAGTGGGAGAGAAAGTTGAAAGAGAAAAAGAAAGTTGTGGATGGCGAGAAAGTGGCAGAGGTTGTGTCCATGATGTCGGGAGTTCCTCTTAAAAAAGTGTCACAGTCCGAAAATGAAAAGCTGGCTAATATTGAAACAGATTTGAACGGCAGAGTGATCGGACAAGCTCACGCAATTGAGAAAATATCAAGAGCTATTCGAAGAAATCGAATGGGATTAAAAGACCCAAACAAACCCATAGGCTCTTTTATGTTCTTAGGACCCACTGGGGTTGGTAAAACCCAACTGGCCAAAGAGCTAGCCAAACTTATGTTTGGAGATCAAGATGCTATTATTCGTGTTGATATGAGCGAGTTTAGCGAGAAGTTTGACGTGACCAAATTAACAGGGGCACCTCCAGGATATGTTGGACATGAGGATGGAGGTCAGCTAACTGAAAAGGTGAGAAGAAAACCCTATTCTATTGTTCTATTCGACGAGGTGGAAAAAGCTCATCCTGAAATCTTCAATAGTCTGCTTCAGATTCTCGACGAGGGGCACATTACTGACGGGCTTGGTCGTAAGATCAACTTCAAAAACACACTCATTATTCTAACTTCAAACTTGGGACAGAGAAAGCTTCAGGAGTTCGGGGAGGGTGTCGGATTCGCCACCAAAGCTAGCGTGGATCGAAGAGAAGCAGAGAATGAAATTATGCTTAAGAAGGAATTACAAAAGGGATTCTCTCCAGAATTTATTAACAGACTTGATGATATCATCTACTTTAAAAATCTGGTTAAAGAGGACGTTATGAAAATTCTGGACGTTGAATTAGGTAAAGTTATCCCGCGTTTAGAATCATTAGGTTATAAGATCAAAGTGTCACAGGATCTTAAAGAGAAAATCTCTGACGCCGGATTCGACCCTAAATATGGAGCTAGACCGATTAAAAGGATTATTCAAAAATATATAGAAGACACACTAGCTGATCTGATGATTGTGGGAAAGATAGAAGAGGGCAGCACTATTACACTCTCCTATGATAAAGAAAAGGACGAGAGCCTACAGACGCCAGTTAAATGCAAGATAACAAAGAAAAGAGGAAGCAAATGATTATAGTAGAACTTAACGGTAAAACGGGTATAGACTCAGCTCTTAAAACACTTAAGAATAAATTCATAAAGTGTAGGATCACCAAAGAGCTTAATGAGAGAAAAACATTCACTAAAAAAAGTGATAAGAGAAGAGCAGAAATTAAAAAAGCCAAGCACTTAGAAAAAATGAGGTCTGGGCGAGACTCCGATTAACTTAAGTATTTTTTAAATCTTTTAAGTCTACCAAATATTCCTCCGGTTTCGGTCGAATCGGGCGTACCTAAATTTGATTTATCTCCAGAAGATTCCTCACTAGCTACAGTTGATTTAATCCATAGGATTTTAATACTATTCATCTTACTAAATGGCGTTGAGTTCATGGTTTTATCAATGTTGTGGAAGATTATAGGCTCTCCATCCACAATTGCTCCAACATATCCTAAGTGGGTATTAAATGTAAATCCACCTCCGCTTTTAAGGGTGTTTCCTGGTACGAATTCAATCTTTTTTTTGAGATCTTCCGGTGACCATTTTGCGTTATCTGAGGCTCTCCTAAAATAAGGCTGCGTTACCAATTCACCAGAGCCCATATCGGTTATTCCGCATCCTGCTTCAAAAAAAGCTTTAGTGAAATTATGCGATCCGTTATAATATAGTCCAACTATATCGTTCACTTTAAGCATAGATTTTAAAGGTGCTTGATTTGGAATAATTTTTTTAACCAAATTGTGAACCTGAGATTCTGCACTACCTTCAGCTGGATTTGCATTTATCTGCGTAAAAATTTTGGTAATATCGTTTAGAACAGAAGGATTGAAATTTTTGAATGCATTAAATTTAAGCATTTTCTCTTCGATAATCCTTGCAAACCAGGCGTGTCCTTGACGAGGAACCCCGAGAGGCATTAGTTTACTTGCTACCCATTGGGAGCAACCTTCTTCCTTCACCTTGAGAGGTTTAGTCTCTTTTGCCGGGTCTAAAACTATTTTATCATTCTTAAGTGAATCTGAAATGAAAACCTGTTTATATTTACTGGTAGGGATCTCCGTCTTTTTACCTGTAGGATCCGAAGTCCCCGATAAATTTGTGCCAATAGACAAACCAAGAGCTTTAGCAGTTTCTGGACCGACTATGCCGTCAACCGATTTGAGCCTATTTTTTCTTTGAAATGCTCTTACGGCTTCTTTAGTTCTCCCTCCAAAATTTCCATCAGGCTCCGAGTCTTTTAAAAATCCAAGGTCAATAAGTTTTTGCTGTATTTGCTCAACCTCACTTCCGACATTTCCTACCGAAATTAGGCCCTCATTAATAAACTGATCAAATGATGATATTCTTCTCATGGTGAATTTTTCTAAAATTTTAAGATATTGATTATATATCCTAAAAAAGAAAGGAAATGAGAAGTCAAGAAAAAAAGGAGGATCAAGGTAAAGCACTTATTAAGGAAAATATACTCCTAAAAAGTAAGATAGCTTATTCCCTGGGGTCTCTAGAAACAGTGAATTATTTGCTTAAAAATGACGATCCTCTAATGCTGCATAAAAACCTGGAACATTTAAGAAACACGGTAAACAGGGTCTTAGAGGATCTTAGAAAGGATATCTAGGTTATATTTTAACCCGAATTATTTTGGATTTATCTGTTAACTTTTCTTCTCCGATTTTTTCGTACTGAAGGTTGCTTAACCCTTCTTTTTCAGATAGCCCTATTGAATTTTTAGAATTGGTAAAAATTCCAAGTTTAACAAGATTTTTGGTGTATAAAGATCGGTCTATTTCTCGATCATGATCCAATGATCTGTATCTGCACTGTTTTCTGTAAGTTTCTATTTCGTTAATAGCACATCTGCTGAGGACATCGTCGTCTTCTGCTCCCCATCCCCAGTACTCATTGGCGTATCCGTTGATCTTAACAAAGCTCTCTTTATCAAACAAGGTAACTCCTCCGAAATAGCCCTCATATGGAAGATTCCAATCGAACTGCTCAACTTCAGAAGCGAGATGTGTCGGTCCTTCAGGATAGCTGTAGTCGGAGTCTATAGGAAGCATATCAACGTCGTGGAAAGCAAAGTAGTCAAAAGATTCCGTCTCTTTGAATCCAACATTTAGAAGCTTGGCCCGATTAAATGGCTTATCGTCTGCTTGTTCTATAATAAAAATAGAGTAATCTATTCCCTCCCCGTCGAGATATTTTTCCATATATGGAATGAATTCTGAGAGATGGGTTTCTCTGTTTCTATACGGAACTACTACCGAAAGCTTTTGCATAATTTCTTTTATTTTTTTATGCAGATAAATAAAATTAGTTCCAATAATCCCTGGAACTAAATGTGAAATTAAAATAGAATAACCATGGTCAGCTTTTGTCAAATAGGTTACTTAGGAAGGTTGGGGAATCAGATGTTTCAATTCGCATCTACATTAGGGATAGCTCGGAAGTTGGGATTTGAAGCAAGGTTTCCTTCAGAAAATTTTACCACTTACGAAAAAGCAGGTCCCTTTGATTTTTCCACAAACTCTAACTCTGAAATTAAGTGTGATCTTTTTGAGTGTTTTGAAATTTCTGAAGAATATAGAATACCAATCAGTGAAATAAGAAGGGATGCAGTTTACCGTGAGATTGAATTTGGGTATAACAAAGAGACTGAGGGAATTCGGGATAACACGATCCTTTCAGGGTACTTCCAATCTGAAAAGTATTTCTCTCACTGCAGAGATCTAATACTTTCCCAATTTTCTTTCCGGGAGGAGTATAAAGGTCCTGCTACCGAATATGTGGAGACTATAAAGAAATCAAACCCGGATAAGAAGTTAATTTCCATGCATATCAGAAGAGGTGATTATGTATTGTTTCCTGATCATCATCCGGTCTGCTCGAGAGAATACTACACGTCATCCGAAGCCATAATTTCTAAAGATCCCCACGAATCCATCTTTATAGTTTTCTCAGATGACACCGATTGGTGTAAAACTGAATTTTCTGGATCTAGATATATTATTTGTGATCTTGGGAATCCTTATGTAGAACTTTGCGCTATGACACTATGTGACCATCATATTATAGCCAATAGCTCGTTCAGTTGGTGGGGAGCTTGGTTAAATCGCAAAAAAGATAAAACTGTGATTGCTCCATCAAGATGGTTTGGATCAATGATCAATAAAGATACTTCTGATGTTTATTGTAAAAATTGGATAAAAAATTAATAAATGAGTACTTTTTTTAGTTTAACTATCAATACATTTAACCACTCAAATTGGATTGAAAAATGTCTAAGAAGCTGCGTAGAGCAAGATTACGACAATTTCGAGGTTATTGTTCTAGATGACATATCAAATGATGGAACCTATGAAATCTGTAAGCAAGTCGAATCGGAATATCCTGATAGACTTAGGGTTTTACAAAATAAGGAAAAGATCTATTCTCAGGTTAAAAATATACTTACATTAACTCAAGAGGCAAAAACAGGAGCTATTGTTATTTCTGTAGATGGAGATGATTGGTTAAAAGACAATCAGGTTCTTAAAGTTTTAGATACAGTATATAGAGGTGGTGATGTTTGGGTAACTTATGGCAGATACGAGGAATACCCGTACGGGGGAGTACCTAGATACTATCAATACCCTGATAACGTTATTGCAGATAACGGTTTCAGGGGTCACGAGTGGTTGGCTTCACACCTCAAAACTTATAAGAGAGATTTATTTTTAATGATAAACGAAGAAGATCTTAAACTTCATAATGGTGAATGGCTAGATGTAACAGGTGATCAAGCTTTTATGCTACCCATGTTAGAGATGGCGGGGGAAAGGAGCCAGTTCGTAGACAAAATTCTCTACGTTTACAATGTTGCTAATCCAACGAGGGACGGAGCCACTAAGGCGGATCGACAAGAAGAAGTGGCAAGATATATTAGGGGAAAACAAAAATATAATAGGATAGAATCTATATAAATGGAAGATAAATTTTTTATTGGGATTTTATCCCACGCTAAGAGTGAAAAAAGAAGCTCACAGAAAAAGATCTGGGACAATCTCAACAGTCCAAATCTGATATACTACTACTTTATAGGGGATCCTAATATTGATAGCAATTATATTATTGACGAAGAGAACAAAGTCGTTACACTTAAAGTTCCGGATAATTACGAGTCTCTAGCTTTAAAAACAAAGGGTATAGTTGAATTTTATCTTGAAAACTACTCTCAAACAACAAAGGGTATGTTTAAAACCGACGATGACATCTCGGTAGACCCAGAATTAATATACGGAATGCTAAAGGAAAATTCAGAAGCTCCATATTTTGGACTCGAGGTTGATATAGTTAATCCTTACAACTCGACCTGGCATTGGGGTAAATGCGAATCTGCATATTGGAATTCTAAGCATGTCACAGTTTCACAATGTAAATATTGCGCAGGTGGTGGATATTATATTAAAAGTGACATTGCAATCTCTATGAAAGATAAGATAGACTTGTATAATGATTTTATATTTGAGGATGTTGCTACCGGAAACGTTTTAAATTCTTTAGGAATTTATCCAACTAATATAGACGTAAAAAACAATGGATTAAATTGGTAAAATGAAAGTTTCAATCTGCATCCCTGCTTACGAAATGAAAGGAATGGGCTCCACCTTTCTTCATGTTAACTTAACTAAAATTTTTTCTCAGAGCTATAAAAATATAGAAGTAGTTGTATCTGATCATAGTTTAGATAACTCAATATTTTCAGTATGTGAAGGATTTTCAAAAAGGGGCATGGAAATTAATTATATCAAAAATAACGATATGGTAGGAAATTCTTCATCCAATTTGAACGTTGCAATTAAAAACTCAAAAGGGGATATAGTAAAAATTCTATTTCAGGATGATTTTTTATACCATGATGATAGCATTAAGGATATAATTGATGAATATACCAAAAATAAAGATTCGAAATGGATGGTAACATCGTGTTGTCACAGTAAAGATGGATCTGTTTATTATCAATACATGGATCCTAAATACACTGAAGATATATTACTTGGAAATAATAAAATAAGTTCACCTAGCGTTTTATCTTTTGTTAATTCCGAGGATAATCTTCTTTTTGATCCCGAGTTTATCTGGCTTATGGATTGCGATTACTATTACAGAATGTATAAAAAATACGGCGATCCCATTTATCTCTATAAAACAAATGTTGTTAATAGAAGATGGGAAGGTCAATTAACAAATACAATACCACAAAATGTAATGAACAAAGAACATCATTCAATAATAAAAAAACACAATTATGGAATTAATTAACCAAATTTACGAGGATAAGTGTAAAAAGCATTCTGATATCCATGAACATCTTCCTGTTCTAAAAAAGTATGCCGAAGAGTGTGAGATTATCGTGGAGATGGGGGTTAGAAGTATAGTATCCACCTGGGCATTTCTAGCAGCCAAACCTTCAAAGTTGATATCTATTGATATAGTACACCCGCTAGATTATATAAACCACGATCCGGCAGGATGTAATCTGCATTTAGTTGAAAGATTAGCTTCTGAAAACGGAATTAATTTTGAGTTTATATTAGGAAACAGCTTAACAATAAATCCCATCGAATGTGATCTATTGTTTATAGATACGTTACACGATTATGAACAGTTAAAAGGAGAATTGAAAATACACTCCGATTTTTGCAGAAAATATATCATTTTACACGACACCACACATTTTGCAAATAAAGGGGAAACTGAGGGGAAGAAGGGTATATGGAGAGCTGTTCAGGAGTTTATAGAAAATAATAAAAATTGGGCAATAAGGGAAAGACTGACTAATAATAATGGATTAACTATATTAAACAGAATCTAGATATGCTTGAATTAGAAAACGTAACCCTGGTCTCAATGTCTTCGGTTAATTTAGATCTTACTATTAAAGCCATTGAGAAATCATGCTCCGGAATAAAGTACGGGTCTGTGAAATTAATAACCCACGAAAAGCCAAAAAAATTACCAGATTTTATAGAGTTCTGTCAAATAGAAAAAATAAATAGCGTTGATGAGTACAGTTATCATATGATATATGATCTGGGTAAATACATAGAAACTGATTTTGCTTTAGTAATACAATACGATGGCTATGTTATCAGTCCAGAATCCTGGCGAGAAGATTTTTTAAAGTATGACTATATAGGAGCTCCGTTCGATTTACCTAAAGATGACTTTTCTTACAGAGACGTCTATGGAAAAATTTTCAGGGTTGGTAATGGAGGATTTTCTATTAGAAGCAAAAAATTAATAGATCTTCCTAATGTTTTAAATCTCGAATGGAGATCTTTCCATGGATTCTATAACGAGGATGGATTTATATGCGCTATGTATAGACATATCTACGAAGAGAACGGATGCAAAATTGCACCTTTAGAGGTCGCTAAATACTTTTCGCACGAAAATTACATACCGGAAATTTCAGGGATCATACCTTTCGGATTCCACGGAAAAAATTCAAAGTGGATTAATTATCAGTTTTAAAATTATAAAAAAAATATAAAATATGAATAAAATAGAAATTAAAAATTTAATTAGCAAAGAAAATCCAATAATTTTTGAAATCGGTTGTGCTGATGGCGGTGACACATTAGAATTTATAAATACATTTAACGATTTAGAAATTCATTGTTTTGAGCCTGAACCTAAAAATATAAAACTTTTTAAAGAAAAAATAAACTATTCAAAACATTTTTTATTTGAAGGTGTAATATCAGATAAAAACAGTACATTAACATTTAATCGCTCAAGAACTGATAATCCAAACGATTTATCTTATTCTGGAAGTATTATAAAACCAAAAGAGCATCTGAACGAATGGCCTTTTATTAAATTCGATGAAGAAATTACTGTTGAGTCAATCACATTAGATACCTATTGCGATAAAAACGATGTCCATATTATTGATTTTATTTGGGCTGATGTTCAGGGCGCTGAAGACTTAATGATTATTGGAGGTCAAGAATCTTTTAAAAATAAAGTTAGGTTTTTATATACTGAATATTCAAATAAAGAATACTACGAAGGTCAACCAGATTTAAATAAAATTTTATCACTGCTAGGAGATAATTGGGAAGTTGTAAAAGATTATGGTAGTGATGTCTTATTAAAAAATAAAATATTATGACGGAAAAAAATAAAGGCACTTTTGTTGTTCTACGTTCTGCTGGATTAGGTAATAGGTTAAAGTCCTACATATCACATATGGCTAGATATGAAAATATTTTAGTCGAAAAACCAAGTGATGCAGTCCTTTTTAAGAATTTTAGATTGGCTTCTGCAGATGATATTGAAAAATATCCGCACACTGCAAGTGTTTGGCGACTGCTAGTTGATGAGGAAGAAGAATCTTTTATACAAGACTATAAAACTATTGATTTCCTATATAATGATACTCCAAAATATTTTATAGATAAATATCTACCGATTTGGAAATTCCTTGAATTTAATGAAGATGTAACAAATAGGGTAAATGAGATATCAAAAACTTGGGATTTCGATAATTTAATTGGATTAAATATTAGATATACCTGTCCATGTTTTGGAAGAGATAAATTTGTTGATTACGACGGGTTTGAAAAAGAAATAAATGATAAAAATGATATTTTTTTTATCGCTTCGGATAGTTTAGCAATTAAAAATTACTATAAAGAAAAATATGGTGATAGATGCTTTATGTATGAAAGAAATGTAATAATCGATAGCGGGGTTACTGATGACTACGAGCAAAATCTACAAGCGTTAGTAGAAATGATATTATTATCAAAATGTCGTAAAAAATTAGTCGCATCTCTTGGTAGCTCATTTTCAGAATGTGCTTGGTGGTTAGGAAACTGTGAAACAAAGGTTGTTTGTCCTGTTCATCAAATACCTGACGAATGGAGTAAGCTACACATGATAAAAAAATAATAAATACAATCTAAATGATAGTAACTGAATTTTATAACGGACAAGGATTGGGAAATCAATTATGGAATTATTTTGTTACTAAAATAGTTGCACACGAAAAGGGGTATACCCACAGTGTAATGTCGCCGGAAAAATTTAAGGGTAAAGAGTTTTTAGAAATCGATTTTGGTCACGAAGTTTTGGGTGGTAATGGACCAGAGGGGGGTCCGCCTAATTCTTTGCCCTATGGGATATCACAATACTACAGAGAACTTAGGACTATCCACCCAAACGGTTTAGACATTTCAAAAGCTGATATGAATCTATTTAAAATTAGCGACAGCACCAAAATAGATGGAAATCTACAATCTTTTGAATACGTTAAAGATAGTAAAGAATTGATAAATTCCTGGTTTAAAATAAAAGATGGATTTTCTATCACTGGATATGATAAAGATGATATTTGCATTATACATGTAAGGGGTGGCGATTTTTCCGGAAGTACCGCTTTACTGGAATCTGAATACTATTTAAGAGGAATAGAAAAAATGCTATTGCATAATAAAAACATGAGGTTCTATGTAATTACCGATGACGTAGAATACTCGAAAAGATTACTTCCTGATATAGAAATCATAGGAGGATCTTCCTCAGGTGGATATGATACTAATAAGGCTAATCATCATATAGGGGGTCCTATATGGATGGACTGGACCATACTGTACAATTGCAAAAATGCTATTATTTCTGCATCCAGCTTTAGTTTTTGGCCGGTGTGGTTAAATACAGGGATTCTTAGAGTTATTGCTCCTATGTATTGGGCAGACTATAAAAAGAGCGACGGATATTGGTCATGCTGGGACTCTCTAATTCATGGATGGCAATATTTAGATAGAAATGGACTATTGCATGATTACGAGCACTGTATAGAGGAAAGAAATAGATATGAAAGGAACAATCAACATTTTTGGAAATAAAAAATAAAAACATGAATCAATTTATCAATAACTATTTTTCTAAATTTTCAGAAACACTTAATTCAATAGAGGTTACTGATTCTGAAAACAATCAGATATCATTAAACAATTCTATAAAAATTCTTCTTGAAAGAATTAACGGCCTAGTGAAAAAAGAAGGAAAAATATTAATGGTGGGAAACGGTGGAAGCGCTGGTATTTGCGCTCATCAGACTACAGACTATTTAAAAAATGGAAAGATTAAATCGATAAACTTTAATGACTCTTCTTTGCTGACTTGCTTATCCAACGACTTCTCCTTCACAGAGGTCTTTTCTAAGCCAATAGAAATGTTTTCTGAAAAAATAGATATAGTCTATTGTTTTAGCAGTTCCGGAAATTCGCAAAACATATTAAATGCTGCGAATAGTGCAAAAAGTAAAGGATCTTTTGTTGTTACATTTTCAGGATTTGATAGCAATAATAAATTAAAAAAATTAGGGGACATAAATTATTATCTAAATTCATTCTCTTATGGGCATGTTGAAATTATACACTTATTCATAAGTCATTTGATATTAGACTCTAAACTTTTCTTACAGGATAAAATCGACATCTTTAACAAAAATTTAAATTTATAAGTATGAAAATTTACGACTGCTTTCCTTTCTTTTGTGAGCTCGATCTTCTCGAAATAAGACTAAATCTGTTAAATCCCTATGTAGATTACTTTGTAATTAGAGAATCCAATTTAGGATTTGCTGGTAATAGTAAGAAATATTTTTTCGAAGAAAATAAGCATCTTTTTAAGGACTTTCTACATAAAATCATTTATCTGAAGGTTGACAACAATCCAGATGATTTTTACAATCTACCATATATTGAAAATCCACAAACTGAAGATGAACTGTGCATGAATAAAATCTATGATTTTGTTAAAAATTCAACAAATTGGGCTAAGCATGAAAAGCACTGGGGCAGAGAATTTTTTCAAAGGGAATCCATACACAGAGGACTTTTAAAATGTGAAGATGATGATCTTATTCTCTTCGGTGATATGGACGAAATACCAAATCCAGAAATATTGGAAAATTTAATAAAAAATTATCAATACGATAAAACCTATGTTTTTGAACAAAAAATGTATTATTATTACATTGATCTTTTTAAAGAGGACAGATGGAGAGGAACTATATTAACATCATATAGATTCTTAAAGGACAAACCTCTTAACGATTTGAGACTACAAGGGAGAAACTCAATATCAGGTATCTATCCTTTTGAAACGCTAGAAAATGCAGGATGGCACTTTAGCTATATGGGAGGAGCTGATAGGGTTATTTTTAAAATAGAGTCGGGGGGACACCAGGAATTAAACAATTTCCACATTAAGAGCAATGTAAGATCTAATATAGAAAATAAAAGAGATATATTTTTTAGAGGGTGCAATATGCAAAAAGTTGAGATTGATCAATCATACCCTAAGTGGATTTTGGATAACATACACAGATTTCCTCACCTGCTATCAAATTAAAATATGATAATAAGCTCCTGTCCTTTAAGGATCTCACTAGTTGGTGGATCTACTGACCATCCTCATTTTTTAAAAAAATATAAAAATGGATCTGTTATAAGCTTTGCTTCTAATCTAAAAGCTTATACAATAATTCACAGGGACGTTATCGGATATAATTCATTTCATAATAAGTACATTATAAACTATTCAGAAAAGGAATGTGTAAACAGAACATCGGAGATTAAAAACGAGCTAGTAAGATATTGTTTCGAGGAGATGAATGTTAGCGAAATAAATTGCTATCTCACCTCTGACGTTTTTTCAACGGGGTCTGGTCTAGCATCATCCTCCTCCTATTTAATGTCTTTAATAAAATCAATATCCCATTTACAGGGAAACCATCTCGATCCACATTCTATTTGTCAACTCGCTAAAAAAATAGAAAAAAAATTCAATCCCCTAGTGGGTGAACAAGATTTTTATGGAGGATCTTTTGGGGGATTTAAACTTATAAATTTTTATGAAAATGATTTACCATCTGTCGAATTATTAAGCGATGAAATATTTTCATGTTTCGACATTTATCTGTACTATACCGGGGTAATCAGGGAATCTACAAATATTTTAAAGACACTAGATGTTGATAAAAGTCTTCCTTTATTGGAGGAGGTTAAAAATTTACATTTAGCAATCAAAAGCATTAACCCAAAACTTTTTTTAGACACCATAAACAAATCATGGGAAATTAAGAAAGAACTTTCCCCTTTTATTTGTAAAGGTGATTTGGAGCTTATAGACAAATCGATAATCTCTGATAATAGAATATTGGCTCATAAATTGTGCGGGGCAGGTGGGGGAGGTTATTTTATACTATTTACTGCGAAAAAAGAAAACAATCTTGATAGAGACTATCCTGGGATTAAAAAAATAAATATATCAGAAGAAGGAATAATATGCAAAGAGATATAAACGTAAACCCTAATGAAAATAATATTGTCCAAAAAAGGGGGTTTATTGCTGGGATGTTCGACGTAATTCATCCAGGATATGTTGATATGTTCGAATTAGCTAGCTCAAACTGCGAATATTTAGTAGTTGGACTCCACGAGAATCCAAAAATAGAGAGAGATTCAAAATTAGAACCTGTACTATCCGTATTGGATCGAGAAAAAATATTGAGGGCATTGAAATATGTAGACGATGTGGTAGTATATAAGACCGAAAATGACTTATTCAAGATATTGGAAAATGGAAATTTTAACGTAAGATTTCTAGGTGATGATTACAAAAATAAAAAATTCACGGGATATGAATTAGAAATACCTGTGATTTACATTGACAGATCACATGGATGGTCTTCTACTAAATTTAAAGAAATTATAAGAAATAAAAATGGATAAAGTTATTATTACTGGAGGGTGTGGTTTTATTGGAAGTCATTTAGTAGATGAGCTTGTAAAAAAATATGATGTCCATGTAATTGATGATCTATCTGCAGTTTCGAATGAAAAATTTTATTTCAACGATAGTGCTAATTACTATAAGATTTCGATACTTGATAAAAATGGGATTAATAAAATATTTAAAAATTGTAAATATGTTTTTCATCTTGCAGCTGAATCGCGTATACAAACAGCAATAGAAAATCCGGGGTATGCCTATACAGTTAATGTTATAGGAACCCTAAATGTGTTAGAGGCATGTAAAGAATATGGAATAAAAAAAATAATTTTATCGTCTACATCTTCCGTTTATGGGATGTCTGATAATCTTCCTACAGATGAGAATGAAAAATTAGACTGTTTAAATCCTTATTCTCTATCTAAATATTTCTCGGAACAATTATGTAAACAATACTCGGAGAATTTCGATGTTGTGGTATTAAGATATTTTAATGTTTTCGGGGATAGAAGTCCAATTAAGGGTCAATACGCCCCTGTCATTGGTATATTTTTAAATCAATACACTAAAGGAGAACCCCTGACAGTTGTAGGAGATGGAAATCAGAAAAGAGATTTTATACATGTTTCAGAGATAGTATCAGCTAATATTAAATCTGCAGAGTCTTCTGAAATTTTTAAAGGGGATATTTTTAATGTAGGCTCTGGTGTAAATTATTCAATAAACGAGATTGCTTCATTTATAAGTAAAGATTTGAAGTATATCAAGCAAAGACCGGGGGAGGCAAGAAACACATTAGCGAATATAGAAAAAATTAAAAATTATATAGGATTTATTCCTTCGGATTGTTTAAAATCATACATCGAAAGTAAGAAATAAGATAATGGTAACAATAATTGCAGCTTCTACATACAATAGACCAGACTTTATAAATATTCAATATGAAAGTATAAAGAAACACGTTAAGTGCGATTTTAATTATATAGTAGTTAACAATGCCAAATTTTCTTCTATTGATAGAGATAAGCAAAGTGAAACCCTTTATCAACAGATAAAAGAAATATGCACTAGTCTAAATATAGATTACTACGAAGTTGACATATGTCAAAAAACTTCAAATAAAGCACAATCTGGATCTATAATTAATGGAAAATACACATCAGATCCATATGCCTGCAATTATTCAATTCAGTGGACTTTTGAAAACATAGTTTCTAAAATAAACGGAAAGGTGTTTATAATAGATTCTGATTTTTTCTTTATAGAAGACGTTAATCTTGATGATATCATGGATAATTATGAATGCGGATATATCCCACAATATAGGGGGCACAGAAAAAATCAAAATACCATAGATGCTTCAGTAAAATATATGTGGAATATGTTTTGTGCATTCGACACTAGTAAAAATGAAAATTTAAAAAATATAAATTGGCACATGACCCCAATAAACGGAATCCCGTGTGATGTTGGTGCTCAAACACATTTTTTTATCGAGGAAAATATGGGAATGAAGGAATTGTTTTTTGAGGAGCATTCTATATACGAATTTAAAAGAATTGACGAAAATAGGATATTTGTACACTATTGTTTAAACGCTAATTCTAATTATCATTTAGTTTTGGACAGTTCTTATAAATTATTAAATTTCACATGTTTAGAAAAATGCTGCGAAAATAAAACATTCGAGTACGAGATAGATCGGGAAGATTATCCCTCATATATCACTAGCGTTTTAAAAAATATAATTAATAAAATAGAAAAATATATTGATATCTTTCCGCCCCCATTAAGACTTGGATTTGTTAAAAAATTTGACGATTTTAATTTTTTTGGAATCCACTACAGATCAGGTGCTAATTATCTTGACTACTCAACAGACTCATATAACCATAAAAAAACTTACGCTTTAAATAAAATATTAAATCTATGAAATATTTTTTAGATCTCGGAACGCATTTTTTCAATAAAGAAGAACCTGAAAATATCGGCAAAGGCGAGAATGGATTATTATATAACTTTTACGAAAATGGATACTTTGGTAATGATGATTGGACTGTTTTTACTTACGAGCCCTCTATTAGTATATACAATTCAAATTTAAAGTACATCTGTTCTTTAAAAGATAAATTTAAACATTTTGATGCTTTCAATTTAGCAGTTAGCAACTATACTGGATTCATAGATTTCAATATGCATAATGGAAATCCAGCAGGATCTAACTGTATATCTGATCAAATTTTCATGAAAGACTATGCAGATGAAAGCAGAAGGGATGATGTCGATAGGTACGAAGTAAAATGCATCGATATTTTTGAGATAATAAACAATATAGTCTTAAATGATAAAAATGCTCAAATCCACATAAAATGCGATATAGAGGGATCTGAATTTAAAGTCCTGCCAAGAATATTGCAATTTGAAAATTTGGAAAAGCATTTAAAAGATATCTACGTCGAATGGCACGAAAGATTCTGGGAAAACCTTCCTAATTACGATGGCATTCTAAACACTAAGCAAGAAATAATAAACGGATTCCAAAAAATTAATATTACTTTAAAAAATCACGGCTAAGCGGTGGAATCTAATAAATTAATACTATCAACAACTTTATACGAAAAAAACTTTAGATCGGTTTTAAGTAAATCTCATTGGTTTTTTAATATCTCTAGTCCTAGTATTTTTAAAAAAGTATTAATTTTAAATAATATAAAAGAGGATTCGTTGGATGAACTTCATAAGTTGATTAATTTATTTACTGACGATGATATTATTTTCGTTGACGGTAATGTTAGGAAGGATTCTCTCAAAATGTTTATGTGTGATTTAAAAGAGAGTGATAAATCCTATTGGTATTCCATACAGTATTTTTGTCAAATGTACACTTCTGAAAAATTGAAATGCGATTATTTAATGAACGTTGGTGCGGATTGTGAAATAAAGAGCGATTATATAGAAGATTTTATAGAAAATTCTATAAAAATATTAAATGAAAATGATAAGGTATTATTAACTACAATGCCATGGGCTCCGGGTGATTTTTCAGATACTGGTATGCATGAACAGAATTTTTATAATATTGCAGAAAGAAGCGAAACTTTTTGGTTTTCTAAGGTGGTTAGCGATCAAGTTTTTATAGTGAAGCCAAAAAAATTAATGGGCGGAATATTTAATAACATCGAAAATTTACATCCCTTTCCTGGGTATGGAGGTGATTCGTTCGAGAAAAGATTCTGTAATCATTTAATAAGAAATAATTACCTAAGAGCTATCTATAAAAAATATTACTACACTCATGTCTCATACTAATAAAAAAAAATGAAAAAAATTAAAGTAGCTTTTTCTGATTTTTGGTCTGGATTTGATTACAATCCGGCAGGAAAAAAAGGATATGACAACACTTTCTACCGTCTACTTTCGGAAAGATATGATATAGAAATAGACAACGAATCACCAGATTTTCTTATTTTTAGTGTTTTTGGAAACTCTCACACTAATTTTAGAAACTGTAAAAAGATATTCTACACAGGTGAAAATAGAAGACCAGATTTTTCTATTTGTGATTATGCAATAACTTTTGACTATTTAGATCATCCTAACCATCACAGATTCCCACTCTCGGCGCTAATACTATCAGAAAAGGGAATAAAAGAATTTCCTAAAAATTTTGATCTAGATTCAATTAAAAAAAAGAAAACTAAGTTTTGTAATTTCGTATTTTCAAACTCTAATGCCCAGAAAAGGAATTATCTCTTCCAAGAACTTTCAAAGTATAAAAAAATTGATGCTGGGGGGATAGTTTTTAATAACATAGGACACACAGTAGGGGATAAACTAGAATTTTTAGACCAATATAAATTTACTATAGCTTTCGAAAATAGCGAACATGAAGGATACACCACAGAGAAGATAGTACACCCTAAACTAGTAGATAGCATTCCGATATATTGGGGTAATCCCCTAGTTTCACTCGATTGGAATTCAAAGGCATTTATTAACTACTATGATCACAAGGATATTAAGTCTATGATAGATTTTGTTAAAGAGGTTGATAATAACGAAGCTCTTTATGATGAAATGCTACTCCAACCTCACTATAACGAACTAAATATACCAAAGGATCACGATTTACAAGGTCTTCTCTCGTTTCTAGATCGAATCCTAACCGGAGAAATGCAGTATAAACTTTTACAATAAAACAATATGGAAAATAAAATATTAGTTACTGGGGGTACCGGATTAATTGGAAGCTGCTTTCAAGATGAAAGATTTATAAGAACCCCATCAAGGGAAGCTATTAATCTACTAGACAGAGATTCCGTATCCGGATTAATGTCAGGAATTAGACCCGAAGGGGTTATACATCTTGCTGCCAAAGTTGGTGGGGTTAAAGGGAATATGACATATCCTGCAGATTTCACTTACCAGAATCTGATGATGAACACTATAGTTATTGAGGAGTCTAGATTGGCAGGGGTTAAAAGATTGGTATTCTTTGCCTCTACCTGTGTGTTTCCTGATAAAATTGAATATCCTCTAACGCCAGATAAGATTCATCAGGGTCCACCCCACAAGTCAAACTATGGATATGCCTACGCCAAAAGAATGGCAGATGTTCAAATACAGGCATACCGTGAACAATATGGGGTTAATTACTTCTCAGTTATTCCTTGTAATGTTTACGGTCCTAACGACTGTTATAATATGGAAAACGGACACGTTATACCCTCTCTTATTCATAAATTCTATCTAGCTAAAGAAAGGGGAGAGGATGTAACCATTTGGGGGTCAGGAGCACCACTAAGGGAGTTTATGTTTTCTCGAGACATAGCTAAATTAACAGAGCTACTGTACGATAACTATAATGGAGGGGAAGCAGTTATTCTCTCCTCTGGCCAGGAGGTCTCTATAAAAAGTGTTGTTGAAATGATTGCAGATATTTTCGAATTTAAGGGTAAAATCATATTTGATACTTCTAAACCAGAAGGACAGTTTAGAAAGCCAAGCGATAACTCTGTGATTAAGACCATGTTTCCGGATTTTAAGTTTACGCCGATGGAAGAGGGACTTAGAGAATCTATAGAATGGTTTGTGGAAAATTACCCAAATGTTCGCCTATAATAATATATGAAAAAAGCATTAATAACTGGCATTAACGGTCAAGATGGTTCTTACCTAGCTGAATTTCTTTTGGATAAAGGATATGAAGTTTTTGGGACAATTAAAAGAAATTCTGTCTCAGAAAATCAAACCTCTAGACTAAAAGGAATCTACGATAAGATTAAAGACAATCTAATTTACGCAGATCTCACAGATGTGCCCTCGCTAGTGCACGCTCTCAAGATATCAGATCCCCAGGAGGTTTATAATCTGGCTGCACAGTCTCACGTTAGAATATCTTTTGATCAACCTATCTACACCGCCCAGACAACAGGGCTTGGAACCCTTAATGTTCTAGAGTCCATTAGAATACACAATCCTGAAATCAAGCTATATCAGGCTTCCTCTTCAGAGATGTTTGGTAATTCTATAGATCCTGACGGGTTCCAGCGGGAGACCACACCAATGACCCCAGTGTCCCCTTATGGATGCGCTAAAGTGTTCTCTTATAATATCTGCAGGAACTACCGTAACTCTTACGGAATCTTTGCTTCTAATGGGATCCTTTTTAACCACGAATCTCCACGTAGGGGTGTTAATTTTGTCACTAATAAGGTTGTTAAGGTGGCAGTAGAGATTAAGATGGGTTTGGCTAAAGATCTTGTTTTAGGCAACTTAAAAGCCACTAGAGACTGGGGACACGCCAAGGATTACGTGAAGGCTATGTGGATGATACTCCAGCAGGATAAGCCAGATGACTTTGTTTGTGCAACCGGGATATCCCACTCGGTCCAAGATTTGGTCGAGTACGTTTTTGGTAAATTAGATCTAAACTGGAAAGAGTTCATTAAGACAGATAAGAGATTTTTAAGGCCAGAGGAACTTGAGAATCTTAAGGGTGATTCTACAAAACTAAGAAAGATCACAGGCTGGTCTCCCGATTATACATTTGAGAGCATGCTAGATGAAATGATAGAATACTGGCTAGATTTTTACCACTAATTTTCAACTTTAAATAATTAATCCCGTTTTCTTTGAAGACGGGATTTTTTTTAGATATATAGAGAAAAATAGTCTTTTTATGAGCAAATTAAGGGTCTTAGACTTTAGAAGCTATCACGCAATAAACGAAGAGGATAGTTCACCGAATTCATCTAACGCAGTTAAAACAATTTTAGATCTTTTCTTCCAGGCATACGCAGCTTTATACGGTAAGGCAGAGGATTACAAGGACTCTGATGTCAATAAAGATCTTTTGGCAATTAAGAATTCTCCAATGGACAAGAAGGGAGATGCTATGTTAAGTGCTCTCAGTAAGATAGCTCCAGAAGTAAGTACTGCTTATTTAGAAGCATCCGATAAAATGATAGACGCAGCTAAAGAGATTAAAAATGCTTACGATACTCTTATAACAACAGAGGAAGGTAAAAAGCAAATGGAATCCATAGATGCTGCAATTACCTCTAAATTATCCGAATTTGCCAAGGCTCTAAGGGCAACTAACGAATCACTAGAGTACACCAACGAGGATGAAGATTACAGCGAATCTTTTCAGCTTTTCGAGAAAAACATTTATCCCAAAGCTAGAAAATCTGTTTTGGATACTATCGATCCCGTTATTGCCACTTTGATGAGCACAATAAACGGACCCTCGTCCGAAGCTGTTAAAGCTAAAGCCCAAAATTCTCTAAACATTTTAAATAAATTAAAAGCAGAATTAGAGACCGACGGTGTTTGGGCAAAGATGTCAAAGAAAGAAAGAAAGGCTAGAATTCAAGAAATCCCTTTAGAGATACAAAAGATACAGCAGGAAATAATGCAGTATCAGGCAAAAGCAATCGAGACTCAAGGATTTGATCAGAAGGTTTCTGCTATCATTAAAAAGGTTTCCGATTTAATTACTGCAGCCATACAAATTTTAGGAAAGGCAGAAGCTAAAGAAGTTGGGGAAATAGCAGACGAAGAAGGCGGCGGAACTGAATTAAAAGACGACGAAGAAGGAGGTGCAGATGATGAGGATATAGAAACAGAAGATACAAAAGGAAGTGCAGCGGATTTAAGCTCATTTAAAACCATTAAATTTGGTACAGAGGGAGATGAAGTTATGGACATACAGGTTAAAATAAACAAAATACTTCCAAAGGCTTCTAGGGTACAAGAAAACGGAAAATTTGATAGTAACACGCAGAAAGCAATTAAAAAAGTGGTAGCTGTATTTTCACACACAGCTCCTCCTTTATTATCTAAAGTTGACGGAAAGACTATAACACCAGGTCTACAAGCTTTCTTAGAAAACCGTACTAGCAATAAGTCATATATAAAAGACGAAATTAGGTATAGAGCTTAATTTTTCTAAAAACTTTTCAAAAATGATAATTAAAAAATACACAGAATACCACGGATTACATTATTCAGTGGGATTAAATGAAAGCTTTACTTCTGAAAATAAGATTTTTGAAGCTTCTGAAAATCCAGTTGCTGTTCACTATACTCTTTTTACTGAAGCTATGAACGCTTTGGATATGCTTTTTTCTGTGGCAATCTCTGCAAATGATAAGGAATTAACAGAAATAAAATCCGAGTATAATGCATTTCTTGGAGATATTAAAACATCTAAGGATCTCAACAGTATCTGGGATAGCTTAGAAAAAGCAGCCTCTGGTATTAAGAGCTATATAAGGGTTCCAAAGTCACCTGAGGTAGCAGGTTTGAAAAAAGAATTTGATGCGCTAAAAGCTAAATTCGAAAAGGGGGAAATATCAGATAAAGAATTTCAAGCTCAAAAATTCGATATTCAAAAAAAAGTAGTAAGTAACCTTTCAGACGTAGCAGAATCTGCCAGTTTGCCTATTTATCAAAAGATAGGTGAAAATGTTATAAATGCAATCTCTAACTTTAAAAAAGGTGCTCAACTACAAATTAAAAAAATAGAGGAGGCTGGTAAAACAGCTAGTGCAATTTCATCTATCGCAGGGGATATTAACGATAAGAAAGCATCTAATATAAAAGACACTAAAACTAAAGCGGAAGATAAGTTAGAGAAGGATAAGGAGGAGTGGAGAGGAAAAGATAAAGACGATAAGGATAAAGACGATAAAGATAAGAGCAAAATAAAAGACGATAGTGAAAGTAAAATAGCTAAAAAAACGAATGAGGGAGTAGGGAGTATTTTAAGTGGTATAGGATCCGCTCTTTTCGGAGGAGATAAAACTGGGACTTTGGGTGCAGTTAGTAAAAACACTTTAATTGCCAGAGCGTCTAATATACAAGCTGCCTTAATGGCAATGAAGAGGGAAATAGACAACGTTATAGCTTATGACGTTAATATGGGTAAAATGGATCAAGGGTCAGCAGGATCTGCTAAAGATTCGGCATCGGCCTTGATATCTTTTTACGATCGTGCTTATGAGTATGTTGCTAAAATTAATGACGTAGTTGGAAAGAAAAGCGGGAGCGAATTAAAATCAGTAGGGAAACAATTAAATAAAATAGAGGACGATCTAAAAGAAAAGATTAAACCAGGGGGAGAATTAGAAAAGTGGAAAGACAGTGTTATCGGTAAAGCTGGTATAAATATTGCAGATGATGCTTATCTTTCTAAAGGTAAGGATTTGATGGGTCAAGCTAAAAAAGAGCTTGAAACAGCAGTAAACAGAAAATACGTGGAGGAAAGAATTAAAGAAAAAGAACCCTCTGGATTACTTACTAGCTTACTTGGAAAGAAGAAAAAGGGAGATAAAGGCGGATCTTCTAGATCAAAAGGTAAAGGAAAAAAATCAAAAACGACAAATAAAAAAAGAACTATGAAGAAATATAAAACATTTCCTCCAAATCCAACCGAAAGCGATAAAGAAGCTATAAGAGAGTACCAAAAAAGATTAGAGGTTTTAGGGTACTTAAAAAAGGGATCTTATAAAAATGGGGTTTATGATGAAGCAACTAAAAAAGCAACAAAACTCGGAATGCATTGTATAGCGGTTTTAGCTGTTAAAAAATATACACCTAGCGCAGAGAAAGATTTTAGAGGATATCAATTAGATTTGGCTACTTACGTTGATAATAGGGATAAAGTTGTTAAATATTTAGCAGGGGATAGCGCAGGGTCTGCGAGTTCTTATGAAGCACCAGAGGAGTTACAAGGAGACGATTCTAAAACTGAGGGTAAGGAGGGTAAACCGTATCCAGGTAAAACTTTCAAAAAGGGATCTAAAGGTGAGGATGTTAAAGAAATTCAACAGAAATTAATGGACTTGGGATTCTTAACGGGTATATCAAAACCAACAGGTAACTATCTAGATAAAACGGTAGCTGCGGTTAAGGCTTTTCAGAAAGATAAGGGAATAAAACCAGATGGTATAGTAGGTGCTAATACGTGGAAAATGTTAATGGGTGAAGACTCAGATAAATCTGATGCTAAGGAGGATACGGAAGAAACTATAGGTTCAGATTCTAGCACTAGTTCAGACAAGGAAGATAAATCAGATTCGAGCGAACCTAGCGGATCATCAGATTCTGGAGGGGATTCAGATTCTGGAGATGATTCAGATTCTGACACTAAGAAATCTACAGATAGCAAAAAATCATCCACCACAAAAACTCTCAAAAGAGGATCTAAGGGAGAAGCTGTTAGAGAACTTCAGCAAAAACTAATTGGTCTTGGATATTTAAATCTATCTAAACCCACTGTAAATTATCTGGATAAAACTGTGGCTGCGGTTAAATCATTTCAAAAGGATAACGGGATATCACCAGCTAACGGAATAGCTAATTCTGAAACAATAAATGCAATTGAAGGGGCTAAACCTAAAACTAAAACTTCATCAAAGAAATCTGGAGGTAAAACTTCAAAAGTAAATCAAGCGAATACACCTGCTGTAGTAAAATCTGCAAAAGCCAAGATAAAGAAGGGAGCGAAAATTGCAAAGACTTATGCAAAGAAAGCTGCAAATAAAGCTAATAGCGTTTTAAGCTTTGCTGCTAAGAAGCCAGCTGCTAAGAAGCCAGCTGCTAAGAAGCCAGTTGCTAAGAAGAAGAAATAATTTTCACAATAAAGAAACTTTTTACTAAATTAAGGCTAAGATGATTATCTAATCACCCCAGGGATTGATAATATCTTAGCCTTTACTTAGAGCCCAATCTTAACTAGCCCCAATTTTTATTACAAGAAACTAATCTTAAGTTTAGCAGTATGATTTATAAATAATCAAATCATATTATGGCTAAAAAAGAGTTTTCGTTTTTAGAGCTAGACAAACAACTCTCTAAAATTGATGGGTTTGAAACAGGATCCATCTTAGAAACAAACGAGTTTTCCAAAACAACAGAATGGATTTCAACAGGTAACTATCTTCTAAACGCACAGTTATCAGGTAGTCTATTTGGAGGTATTGCAAATAACAGATCGATCGGTATTGCTGGTGATCCTTCCACAGGTAAAACATTCTTAGCAATGAATATCACCAGAGAGGCACAGAATCAGAATTATGATGTAATCTATTGTGACACCGAAGGTGCTATCGATAAAAACTCTGCTAAAAAATTCGGGGTCGATCCTAAGAGAGTTAGATATCAACCAATTAAAACAATCAATGATTTTAAGATCTTCACTACTAATATCATTGAAAAAGTTAAGGAGGCTAGAAAAGATGGTGCTGAACCTAGGATTATGATCATTCTAGATTCTTTGGGTATGCTTAGTACTGACAAAGAGACAGGTGATGCTATCAAAGGTAAAAGTGCAATGGACATGGGTCTTAGATCTAAAGAAATGAGATCACTCTTCCGTGTAATCACCTTAGATTTAACGGGGGTTAGAATTCCACTCGTTTGTACTAACCATACTACAACCGGTGGTATTGGTGGATTTATGCCAACTAAAGAGGCTTCCGGTGGTGACGGTCCTATTTTCTCTATGAGTAATGTTGTTATGCTTTCTAAAGCTCAGTTAAAAGAGAATGACACAAAAACTGGTATTATTGTAACATCAACCCCAAAGAAAGCCAGATTCACTAGACCTTATCCTGTTAAGTTCCATATATCTTTTATGAATGGTATGAATCCTTATGTGGGATTACAAGATTTTGTAAACTGGGAAAACTGCGGCATACAAAGGGGTAAGCTTGAAGTTGATAAAAAAACAGGCGAAATGATTTTTACCCCTGGCGAATCTTCCCCGCGTTGGGCAGTTAGACATTTAGGTAAAACTGTTCCTTCTACCCAACTCTTCACATCTGAAGTTTTCACTGAGCAAGTTCTTAGAGATCTAGACGAAAAGATTATTAAGCCACACTTCCTACTTCCTGACCTTTTTGACGAGGAGCAGCTAGAAGAATTTACAAACGAAGAAGAATCCGAGAATGAACAGGAATAAGATTAAAATTAAATACATCCTCGGTTTGTGGAAGCACTTAAACGAATATCCCACAAAAGAGGATGTCATTTATGAGACAAGCCTTTTTTTAGCCAAAGACGGAAGACCGAATGGGGATTTCTCACCTCAAACATTCAAATCTATATTTGGATCCCAGTGGGAAAAGACCCACGGAGAAGTTATAAACGGTATGATAAATTCAGAAGATTTTGAGGAGTCTGAAAAAAGCAGCGAAACAAAAAAGTGGTATAGGATTAAAAATAACATATACTACACAAAATAATTACACATGGATTTAACCCACTCGGAGAATATAATTTTAAGGTATATCCTCAACTCGTCATCTTATTTGGATACATGTAAATCACATTTTTTTAAAAACGAGTCATTAGGGGAAATCCTAACTGCTGTTAAAGAATTTTGGGATAAGTACCACGAGGTTCCAACAGCAGAGCAGCTTATAGAGGCTTTTAAGATACAGGGTAAAACGTCAATAAACAACGTCGAGATTCGATCTATTTACGAAATAGATTTAACCCAGTACGACGAGGATTGGTTAAAAGAGACTACTGAATTTTTTATTGAGTATAAGAACTTAACTAAATCTGCAGTTGATGCAGTTAAGTATATCCAATCAACCCCAGTCACTTCAGAGAATATTAAATCTGTTATTGATACATTTAAAAATATAGTTATTGAGAGAAATAATATAGATTTCTCTTTCGATACTGGATTAGATTTCTTCAATCCTGAAAGTCATAAACAAATAACGTCTAACACCTTTTCTAGTGGATATCCATTCATAGATACTGTGTTAGGTGGGGGATTTGCTTCTAAGTCACTATATGTTTTTATGGGAATGCCAAAGGTTGGTAAATCCCTTTGGCTCGGTAATATAGCAGCTCAAGCTGTTAAAAATGGACATAATGTTGCTGTTATCTCACTTGAGATGGGAGATAGAAAATATGTTAAAAGAATGGGAGCTAATATACTAGGGATACCCATTTCGGAGTATGGTGAAAGATCTAATGATGAGCATTTAATTAAGAAAAAACTAAGTTCTGTTACGTTTGATAATTTAAGAGTCCCTGGACATCTTTTAATTAAGGAGTTTCCAACTTCACAAGCATCAGTTAATGATATTGAAAGATATTTAAAGAAAGTTGAGGAAATTAGAGGGATAAAATTTAAGATAGTTATTGTTGATTATATTAATATTATGAAGAATTGGAGAAATCCGAATTCCGAGAACACCTACATGAAGATCAAGCAAATTGCAGAAGATTTAAGAGGATCTGCTATGATCAATAATTGGTCTATTATTACTGCCACACAAACTAAACAAACTGATTTTGACGCATCAGATTTAAGCATCGGATCAGCTTCTGAATCCTCTGGATTAGTTGCAACTGTTGATGGTATGTTTGGAATTATTCAAGACCCTATTATGTACGCTAATCGGGAGTACAAATTAAAAATCTTAGCAAATCGAGAAGACGGATATAAAAATGCACATAAAATATTTAATGTGGATTACCGATATATGAGAATTGCCGAGGACGCCAATGTTGCCATGCACGTTGAGTAGTAAAAAAATTAGCAGATCTCATGTCCGAAAAAAAGGTTGAACAAAAAAAATTAGGGGATAAAATATTTGGAGCTCATAACAATCCATCCAAAGAACAAGACTATAGTGAAAATTTTGAAATAGATCAAAATAATAAATTAGTAGAGGAACATTATGACGAGCAAGAGTACTTGAGAAGAAAAAGATTAGAAGAGCTTATTTATGAGGCTTTCCAAACATCTAGATGGTTTCCTCTTAGTTATAAGAAGAAAATTCCAAAGGATTTAGTTCCTCATATTTTTCAAGAGATCTTAGAAAAGATAGAGGATAAAGAGTACAGCTTTTCTGAAAAATTTGTATCTATATGTGATTATATACAAATTGCATACGCCAAAGCTTATGAGATAATACCTATAAGATACAAAGAGATTATTATAAACGAGCTTGAATCTAAATATCAGGTTCTTTCTAAAAAGAAAATAAAAAGACTTTTTTAATAAACTTGGAAATGCCAACTAAGATATCTGGAAAAAGAATTTGGTTTATCACAGATACCCATTTAGGAGTTAGAAATAATTCAAACGAGTGGATAGAACTAATTAGGGATTATTTCTTTAATTGGTTTTTTCCTTTGGTTAAGAAAAATTATAGAGAGGGTGATATACTTATTCACCTCGGTGACTACTTTGACTCCCGTCAGAGTTTAAATCTCAAGGTTTTAAATTTGGGAATAGAAGTGGCAGAAGAGATGTCTGCTATATTTAAAGATGGGGTTTATATTATTGCTGGCAACCATGATATTTGGGGAAAAACAAGTAATGATGTTAATTCACTTAAATCTTTAAAGTGGATCCCTAATATCAGAATCTTAGAAGAACCAGAAAGTCTTAAGATATCAGATAGAACTTTTTTTCTTATGCCTTGGAGAAAGGATCACGAATCAGAAGGTGAAACATTAGATTCTGCAAGTGAACACGATGTTCTTTGTTGTCATACAGATATTAGGGGTTTAAAGTTCAATAAGTATGTGAAAGTTGAAGAGGGATCTGAGATATCTAAATTTTCTAAATTTGGAAGGGTCTATTCTGGACATATTCATTATGCACAGAAGATCGGAAATATCAATATGTTAGGATCTCCCTACGAACTAACAAGATCCGATATGGACAACCAAAAATCGATAACCTTACTTGATTTATCTGACATGTCTGAACATGTTTTTGTTAACGATTTTTCTCCAAAATTTAAAAGAATTTATTTCGATCAAATTTTAGATTCCACCATAGAAGAAATGGAAGCTATTTTTAGAAATAATTTCGTGGATATAATGATAGATCCAGTGATGGCATTAAAGGCACAACTAAGTTCTTTAAATGACATTTTAAATTCTCAGAGATCGTTGAATTTTCACCCGTATGATCCAAATCAAGCCACATCTCTATCACAGCAAATAATAGACACTGATGGCAGAAACTTTAATGTGATTGATTTTATAAGAGAATATGTAAATGAGATGGATGAGAGTGAAGAGACTAAATCTAAAATAGTTTCAAGTTTAAATAAGCTATATAAGATAATTTCCGAACAGAACCAAGACCAAAAGTTAGCATGAAAATAAAAAAGATAGAATGGAAGAATTTCGCTTCTTATGGAAATCGAAAACAAACTTTAGAGTTTCCTCAAGATGCTTGTCTTTTTCAGGTTGTTGGTAATAATGGGGTTGGTAAAACCACTATATCTCAAGTAATTTCTTTTTGTTTATATGGTAAGGTAGAGGGTAAGAAACTTGGGGATATCCCCAATAGAATAAATGGTCACACCTGGACGAGAATAGAATTCGAGAGTGGGAATAAATCAATAGCTGTTGAAAGAGGACTAGATCCATCTATTTTCAATCTCTACATAGATGGTGTTTTATATGACCAGGCGGGGAATAGAAATATACAGGACTACTTATCTGATGATTTAATAGGTATACCTTATTACGTTTTTAATAACACCATATCGCTATCTATTAATGATTTCAAGTCTTTTATTAAAATGAGCCCGCAAGATAAAAGAGCTATAGTTGATAAGATATTCGGGTTTCATATTTTAAATCAGATGAGAGAAGCTTTAAAATCTGAATCTAAAAAGATAAAAGAGGAGCTTGATATGCTAACGGGAGGTTTGGAATCAACTAAAAAAAGTATAGATAAATCTAATAGTGAAATAGAAAATCTATTAAGCCAAATAGAAAAGGAATCAAAGGATAAAATAAATGATCTAAATGAGGATTTAGAAAAATTTAAAAATTTAATGGGTCTACACTCTGAAAGGGTTAATGGATTTTTAAAAGAGGAAAGGGACCTTTTGAATTTAATAAGTTCTACAAACAGATCACTCATAGAAGCTAGAACAAAATGCAGCGATCTTGAAAGAAGACTTAAACTCTATGAATCTGAAAAGTGTCCTACTTGCGAAAGCAGTCTTAAAACAGATTTTCATAATTCGATAAAAAGCGAATTACTTTCAGATAAAGAAAAGGAATCTAAAAACTTTAGTGAATTAGACGAGACCTTAAAAAAAATGAAAGAGAGTGAATCTGAGTTTTCAAGGACTAAATTTGATTTAAATTCGAAAGGGAATAAGATTCAGATGAAAATAAACGAGATAATTAGAGAAATAGAAAAAACCCAATCCAAAGATTCTGACTCCCAAATATCATCTTTAAAAAGAATTCTAGAAAATCTGAACAGTGATAAGGATAAAATGGAATCGGATGTTTTAAAAATCGAGGAGAAAAATTTATGGGTCAAAAAATTGGATGATATTTTAGGAGAGAAGGGTGTTAAACAAATGGCAATAAAAACAATACTTCCCTCACTAAATTCTGAGATCATAAATCTCATGAGAGACATGAACCTTGATTACCAGGTTGTTTTTGATGAGGAGTTTAAAGCCTCCCTTTATCATATGGGTGCAGAGATTCCAACAGCCACTTTAAGTACAGGCGAGATGAAAAAAGTTGATTTTGTAGTGCTTATATCTATTATGAAACTAATGAAACTTAAATTTAGCACTATAAATCTTCTATTCTTAGACGAGCTTTTCAGTTCAGTGGACCCAGAGGGTATCCATTTAATTCTCAAGATACTTAAGAAAAACTCGAAGGATATGGGACTAAATATATTTGTGATTAATCACGCCCCCATGCCGCACGAGATATTTGATTGGAGATTAGAGGTTTCTAAAACTAATAATTTTTCCACGATTTCGATAGAAAAATTCTAATTCTCCCTTTTCTAGATATATAAAAGAAAAGGAAATTTTGAGAAAAAGACAATCCCCGTTAGATCCTATTGTAGAGAGAGTTGATCAATCCCCAAGACAGAAAACTAGTGCTGTGAATTTAGCTAATAGCACCGTTCCTGGACTTCAAAATATACCAGCAAACTATTTTGAACCTAACACCATAGGCGCTGGTTTAAATGGAACAGGCCTACTCAAATCTAGACCTAATATCGTTCAAAATTACACAGGAGGTACCACATTTAAGGGTAATCCTCTTCTGGTAAATCCTCAAAGATTCTTTTATTTTTTTATAGAGTATAATAATTCAAATGAGAAAGGAATAGGTAGTTTACTTAAATCTTTCTCTATAATTAAGATGCTGAATGATACAGATCTTAAAACATTTTCCGAACTCTTAGGTAGTGCTCCTAAAAGCATTACCCCTATATCAGAGGAAACGTATAATACCGGATCGTTCAGTCATCCAAAATATATCAACGATAACGGAACCCCTTTGGTCATAAAGTACAAAGAAATCCAGTTAGTTAATCAGGTCACACCAGGAAGATTAGATGATGCTTATATAGGATATCCTGATTTTGGAAGAACCCCAGACACAGTTATAGGCACTTTCAGTCCCTTACCAGGAGCACCATATACAACATTTACTGCCTTAGGTGCTACTGCTACCATTACAGTTTCTGCTGGTGGAACTGTTGCCTTTAAGGATTTAACTCCTAAAACACCTTGGCAAACAGCTCCAACTGGTTGGAATTGGTCATTCGGGTCATTTGCAAGCCCCACGGGAAGCACTGCAGAAAATCCTATAATTACTTATGGAGCTACTACCTCAATAATATGGGACGAATCACAGAATGTGACTTTAACTACTTCTAATAATTATGGCTCTACCTCTTTAACTAAAAGTAATTTCGTAATAATCACTTCTAATAACTCAGTGACTATAGGAACACAAAAATGGTCACTTTATAATTTAGATGTAACTACTTATAGAAACGGAGACACTATACCTCAGGTAACAGACACTGCTGCTTGGGCGGGGTTAACCTCTGGTGCTTGGTGTTATTATAATAATGATTCGTCCAATGGGAACACGTACGGTAAGCTTTATAATTGGTTTGCTGTTAACGATTCACGGGGTTTAGCCCCTGAAGGATGGCACATACCGACGGACTCAGAATGGACAACTTTAATTACGTATCTAGGTGGAACTTCCGTTGCGGGTGGAGCAATAAAAACAACGACTGGATGGAATAGTCCAAATACCGGGGCAACTAATAGTAGTGGATTCACAGGTCTTCCTGGAGGGTATAGATTATTTGATGGATCTTTTCTTTCTATCCAATCTGCAGGAATATGGTGGGCATCAAATCAAAGCAGTTCTACTAATTCATATTTTGTCCAAGCAAGTTCAAGTAATGCTTCATTGTTATCGTCTAATTACGATAAAAACGGAGGATTATCTATTAGATTAATCAAAGACTAATAAATAAATTAAAATATGTCAGGATTTTTAGAAAAATACAACACCGACGAGGTCTTTTTAAGAGGACTAATCGTTTCATTTCTTAGATCTCTTAATGAGAAGGTCAAGTATATTCAGGTCAATGATCAACAGGATATGCTTGAGATTTTTATTCCCTTCTTTTACTCTATGTCAGGCGATGAGTCTTTTCTTCAAGATTTTTTCTTGAGCTATAGAAACTGTGCAACGGATCAGGTGTTAGCTGAGGGTAACTACGACGTCATACCCAGAGGCATAGTTATCATGCAATCTCCACAGATAGACACTCAGGGTTTAACTAACAAATACACCAGGATGTCATATACCAAGGAGACTGTGCAAGGTGAAATGAAAACACTCTCGTCTTTCACCAACTCTGTTCCCCTAACAGTACCATTCGAGGTCACTATCAAAGTGGACACCCTTCTTGATGCTTTTAAGGTTTTTCAAAGCGTGGTTCAAACTTTCTATAAGAGTTACGCTTTTAGCTTTGAGTATGAGGGATTTAGAATTCCCTGCCAAGTTGGATTCCCTGAAAACTACGACCAATCTAAAATGACTGAATTTTCATATAATAACAATCCACAGTTTATAGATTTTAAATTCAGTGTTAATATAGAAACTTACTTCCCTGAAAAGGATCTCACGACTGAAAAATTCAGGGGCAATTTAATGCAAGCTGGAATTAAAATGGAAAACATTGTTAATAGAAGAGGCATAGGACCAAGAGATACCGAGATTCTTTAACACTTTCAGAAGATATATAATTTATGGCAGACCTTACAAATACGGACACATCTTCGATATATTCGAGAATAATAGATGGCAGCACCAGTCAAACCAATGACCAGTTGTATTTTGTAGGAACGGGAAAAAACTACATTAAGAAATCAGATTCTGGCAGCTATATCACGGTTAACAAGTCTGGTAATTTTTCAGTTACCACAAATCCCGTTGGTAAAAACTTTTGTGATATTCTAGACGGAGGCGACTCAACAAACAGTGTTAAACAATTCATTTCACCAATAATAGGTGGAGAAAGCAAAATAATATAAATAAGAAATGGCTTTTAGAATACAAATAAGAAGAGACACAGCATCCAAATGGTCTGTTAATAATCCAATACTATTGGAGGGTGAACTTGGTTATACTACAGACACAAAGTTGATGAAAGTAGGAGACGGAACAACTGAGTGGAACGATCTAGACTATTGGAACGGATCTGCTTATTCATCTTATGTTGCTCTTTTAACCCAAACAGGAACAAATGCTCCGGTAGCCACAATTTTAGAAAATGGTATAGGCGATCTAATTTGGACTAGAAGTGCTACTGGCTCTTATCGTGCAGGTCTAACTGGGGCTTTCACCTCAGGAAAAACAGCTTTATTTACTAGTAACACTGCAAACACTGTGAAGGGAGACGTTTACATTTATCCCACCGGAGATCAAAATTCAATCAGTATTCAAACCTGTGCTGCTGGGGTTACTGCAGATGGAGTTCTAGGAAGCACTGCTGTTGAAATAAGAGTTTATCTTTAATTGAAACAAATCCCCAAAAATTTTATATAATTTTTAAAAAATATAGAATGGAAAATCAAATTCAATTACCAAACGAATTAATGGATGAGCTTCAGAAATTACGTGACGAGTTAACTCAGAATGTTATAAAAATCGGAAGACTAAATGTTCAGCTTTCTTTTTACAAGAAAGATACGGAAATCATAGAAAGAGAGCTTCAAAATTTATATCAGGAAGCCGCAATGATTTCAGTAAAAGAAGATGAGTTACAGAACAAAGTAACTGGCGAGTATGGTAACGGTAAGCTCGATTTCGAAACCGGGGTTTTCACAAAAGATTAACTTAAAAACAAACACCAACATAGAAGCAGGCTATCGCCTGCTTTTTTTATTTTCGGATGCTTTCATAAGGGATATATAGAATAAATTGGAATAGATGAGCTTTTATCCAGAAAATAGATTTCCCAAAAACGGAACCCCTAATTACAGCGGGAGCGGACAGCAGTATGAGATATCTGATCCAAGATTTAGATATCAGGACGGTCTTGAGAACACAAATAAAATAAAGGATTCAGCTTCTAATAATTTATTTTCAACCCAGGAAGCAGCGGAAGTCAGAGCCTCACAAATAGGTTGTGGAGGATATCACCAGGTTACTGTTGACGGAAAGATTTATTATAAACCTTGTGAGACCCCCGCTTATTACGATAAAAGAATAGAACAATTAGAGAGCGCACTTAATTTCACATATATTGGAAGTTATCGAGTTTTATCGTGGGATAAACCATTTGAAAGAGTTACCACTTTTAAAGGATGGATAATAGATGCTTCGCATAGCAACAATTCAGGTCCAATCTTAGACGGTAACGATATTTCTATAGATTTTAGATACAGCATAGACGGTAAAACTTGGTCACTTTGGACTAATGTTGGAACAGCCCTTAATGGTCTAAGCAACAATACATCTGAGCTATTTCCTATAGCTTTAAATCCTAATAATAAATTCTATCCAGAGTTTAGATTTACCTCTGTTTTAGTTAACAACGACGGAACGATCATAATTCATCCTGACGAGCCAATAGACCCCAGCGTCGTGATTGCAGATTTTGCTATCGATTTAGATTATGCGGATCCCTTAGAATCACCTATTTCTAAACCAGCACCTCTCTGCTCCAACGAGATGTCTAACAGACCGGTTATATTCAACGACTGTAAGTTCACCTTTAATCCTTATGCCGTTAATCGAGCTCTTAATCTCTATCAAGATTTAAGTTTGATTGTTAATAAGGTTTTTGGTCTTGATGCTAACTACTATTCAGTTCAGCCTCAGGGTAGGGGTAAGGATGTCATATTAAAAGAATATACACTTTTTAATGTGGTTTCAGAAAAGTGCGTTAAAATAATGGTTCCACAGAATCAGTTTCCTGATAATAAGATAAACTTCGATCCATTCGGTCTCCAATTCGAAGAACCACTAGAAATACAAATAGATAAGAGATACTTTGAGAGTGTTTTTGGTAAAGGTTCACAACCCAGAAGGAGAGATATTATATTCTTCCCCCTAATCAATAGGATATACCAAATTAACTCCACTTACCTTTTCAGGGATTTCATGCAATCCCCGGTCTATTTTAAAATTGAACTCAGAAAATACAATCCAAAGAGCAACACTTATTTTCAAGATCCAACTTATAAAGAGGAATTGGAAGGTATAGGTCAAACAACAACAGAAGCTTTCGGTGAAGAAATAAAAGCGGAAGAATTAAAGATCGCTAAACCACAACAGTATGCCACAACCATAAATCAGCTTTCTCAGGATCCTATTAGATCTTATGTTTACAAGGATTTGCCTATTATAGAATATGATTTAAACAACAACTGGACGATAGTACTAAATCAATATTACGATCTGCAGGATGCCTTCATAGATTCTTCTGAATTTTCATCAGAACCAAGTAGATACAGGAATGCAGTTAGATATAAAATTTTACCCGAGCTATCTACTGATCAGGAATTATCTTTAACCTCTTGGTTCAGTATGAGAAACTTGTATGACAACACAAAGTTAACCAAGAGAGGATATCCAATTCTCAATTTAACTGTGGATTCTTTTGACGATGAGACAATAACCTTTAGTTCTTATCCAAGTAGACACGAGCTAAGTCAATGGCAAGATTATTCAGATAATCCCGAAGGATATGTTGCTATCAAGGGTGATGCTTTTCATTCTGGAGGGTATCAAGTTTTATCTGTTTTAGACTCGTATCTATTTAAAGTTAAAAATAGATCTGTAGTTTTCTCAGAGGGAACTATAGATTGGAAAATGCAGAAAGCACAAAGTCGTAATCTTATAGACGGTCTCTATAAAAACGACCAGGACGTTTACGAAGGATTCAGAGTGGATATTATACATTCAGGAGTTCCTGACGATCTTTCCGAAACTTTTCTGGGCGAAGGCAGCATTTCTATTAGACTAAATGACACTATAATAGATTCTAGATTAGAATTTATCCCAGAATATGGCAATTGGTACGGATTAGTTGTAAATGTTTCTAATAAATACAAACAGATATCATCTAATATCTGGGAATTAACTTACGATCCAGTTGATCCAAATCAACAGTCTTCTAAATTGAGAAATATTCAAAGCGATGCTAGAATGTTCAATTCCCCTATAATTTTTTCAGCACCTTCTGATATAGAGCAAAGTAAAGAAAGTCCATTTTATTTAACAGATAATAATTCATATAAAATTTTCACTAGTCCCATGTTTTTGAGTAATGTTAGACTTTTCAAAAATATGATAGATATAGATAATCAGTCAACAGTTTTAAACCAAAATATAGTCAGAGACGAGCAACTGGCCCATATAATTGATAACGCAAAACCTCTTTTGAATATTCCTAAGTTTGCTAGAAATAGATAATTTATGCCAAGAAGAAAACCAAAACCTGAAAAGGTTATCGAGGAAAAAATAAAAGAAAACCTCGATTCTATAATTATGCAGGAGTCACTAGATGACGTTTCTGTAAGTAGCCAAGATCTCCCGAGATTGAAAACTACAGAGCTAATGGATTTTGCGAAAGAGAAGATAGCTTCTTTATCTGATGCTCAGGCACTATTAGATTCGATAGCCAGTTTTTACGTGGATCCTAATCTATATGGATCTGCCGATCACATAGAGCTTAAAAAGAAAATAGACTCAATCAACCTTTCTGCCATGATGTTCCAGCTTAAATCTGCACAACATGCTATAACCAAACTTCTAGAGGAGATAGATCTTGGAAATATGCATCCTAGAATTTTTGAGGTGTTAGCTCAGTTACAATCTCAGATTATGCAAATGCCTAAGGATTACCAGGCATATCTGGAAAAGATGGAGCAGAATTACAAAAAAGCCAAAATGGAGATAGAGGATAAGAAAATATCAGGAGGTGTAATTATGGACCAGTCTTCAACGAACCCTGGTGAGTTTACCCCCAATTCAACATCTATGATATCCTCAGGTGGTATAAAATCAAGGGGTACTAGAAGTATAATGGAAGGTCTTAGAGATATACTAGGCGGAGAAATTGTTGATGTGAAACCTGTTGAGACATCACCTAACTCCATAGTTAATGCAAGGGTGAAAAGAGAAATAAGCTCACAAAATGAAAATTCCATAGACAATGATGATTCTATGGATTTAGGTTATATTATTGAAGACGATATCTTAGAATAATTATGTCAAGTCAGGAAACATCACAAATACAAGAATCGGAAAGTAATTACTGGTCAACTGAAAGAATAAACCTACTTTTAAGCAGGGTCGAAAACGAGGGACTAGATTACAAAAGTGTAGATAATCCATTTCATGACAATAACCCAGATTTAAAAAGGGCTAATGTTTTATGGGAGTATACACCAGAGGAAATAGTTGAGATGAAAAAATGCGCAACTGATGTGACGTATTTTGCTAAATATTGTCAGGTAATGACTGACGAGGGACTGGCTTATATTAATCTCAGAGATTATCAGGAGTCAGTATTAAGGGAGTATCAGGCACATAGATTCAACGTCTTTCTGGCTCCAAGACAAGTAGGTAAGTCAATAACATCCTCTATTATATTGGTTTGGTATCTGCTTTTTAACCACGATAAAAATGCTATGATTTTAGCTAACGTCGGGGATACAGCAGAAGAGTTAATGGACAAGATAAAGTCTATTATAAAAGGTCTTCCCTTTTTTCTTAAACCTGGAATGATGGTTAACAATGTGATGTCAATGAGATTTGATAACGGGTGCCGGATCTTAGCCAAAACCACGACTAAAACTTCTGGTATAGGTTTCACCATTCATTTTCTTTACATGGATGAGTTTGCCCACATTAATCCAAATTTTATAGAGGCATTCTTCAGATCTACATATCCAACAGTTTCTTCTTCCAAAGTTTCTAGAATAATTGTAACCTCTACGCCCAATGGGATGAACAAATTCTATGAAATATACCAGGGAGCTCTGACCGGAGATAATAGCTTTAATCCGATTAGAGTTGATTGGTGGCAAGTCCCAGGGAGGGATGAAGCTTGGAAGCAAAAAGAAATAGCGAATTTAGGCAGCGAAGAGCTTTTTAATCAGGAGTACGGTAACCAATTCTTAAGCTCGTCTTCTCTTCTTTTAAGCTCTGGTGAGCTGAAGAAAATAAAAGGCAACGAAGTGGAGTATACCTGGAAAGAGATAGACGATTTACATTACGACGACTCTGTTAGGTATGAGAACCTTTTATGGCACCCTAAATTTAATCTAGATAACGCAAACTCACAGGGTAAAAAGTTTGTTTTATCTGTCGATCTGAGCGGGGGTGTTAAGGGTGATTTTACGGTGGTCAACATATTCAAGGTTACACCTTTACCAAAGGCTGTTATTTCTAAAATATCCGATTTTAATGATGAATCTGATTTTTTTGGCTTAGTGCAAATTGGAATTTTAAGAGATAATGAGATTAAACTTGAGGAGGTTGTCAAAATAATAAAAGTTCTATCTAAAAAGATTTTCTCAGTCGATAGAGTTAAAATAGCTATAGAGATGAATTTTAAGGGGGAGCTATTATATGACAAGCTCATCTCTGATGAAGATTTTTTTGACCAGATGTTCGTCTTTACTAAGCACTCAGATAGCGCTAAGATTCTAAAGCCGGGTATAAAATACAACGAAAAAAACAAAATGAAGTATTGTGAGATGCTTCGCAGTCTAGTCAGAGAGGATAAAATACTCATAAATGAGAAAAAATGGACTATTCCAGAGCTTTTCACTTTCGGTTTAAATAATAGAGGCACTTACTCAAGCCAAAGCGGACACGATGATGTTGCAATGACTATAGTGAATCTGCCATCCTTATTTGAAGGTTTAGATTTCAATCAGCTTGTTGGGGAGGTTTTCGATGAGTTGGACAATGAATACAAAAACATAATAAATTTAAAGCTAGAGGGGACTAATCAGGGTTATAACGGTGATGAATTTTTTATAAATATGAATTCTAACTCAACAAGGGACGGTCGCGCCTATGGTGATTTTAGCAAATTGATGTAGAAAGTATGATCAAAGTATACTGATGTCTTAATCGATATATAATAATAAATTAAAGGAATGTTTTGGCCAAATATTTACAATTGGCTTTGATATATAGCATATAAGCAAAAAATATCTAAAAAATAATGGCAAATAAGGTAAAAATCGATTACTCGCAATTTAGAGCATCTGGAGTCTACACACTGGAATTTGATGCTACCCAGAATGTAATATTGACCTCTCAGACTGTTAGATTAGTTGTGGGATTCTCAAATAAGGGACCGTTTAACACCCCAGTCTACATACCAGATGCAACTACTATGATCTCCATATTCGGAGATATAGACAAATCTCTTGAAAATCAAGGATCTTTCTTTCATAGATCTATACTAACTTGCCTCAATGCTGGACCGGTCTTTGCTTTAAATCTTTTAAAGCTAAATGACGATGCGTCTAGCACAGATGCTGATCTTAATCCTTATAAAGCCTTCTCTCTTGATACAGAGGAAGATAATGGAGTTGTTACTGAAGTTTTATATTCAGCATACTATAATAAAGAAAGATTTTGGTATGCAGATCCTGCTTACTTCTTAGCTGCTTTAAGTACTGTTGACACTGGAAAACTTTTAAGTCTTACTAACGTTGGTAAATCTCCAATGAGCTTAATTATTAGAAAATCTACAGATTCTTCTAAGCCACTAAAGGGATATGATATTTTTGCAATTGATTGGTATGGTGCTAACAACGTACCAACTTTTATGCATCCTTATGACTATATGTCAGATTATTTCATAGATGTAATTGCAGTTTCTGGGGATTGGACAAACTACTCAGCTCTCTCAGTAGATCCTAAGTGGGGATATAACGCCACAACAGGAGCTGGATATTTTACAGCAAATGGTTTTGTTAAGAGTAAAATAGATTCATTCTTATCTGATGCGGATATCAATATAGTTTCTTCTGTTACCGGATGTATCATACCTGATTTTATAGACTTGAATGGTATAAATCAATTCATACAAACTTTAATTAACAACGATAGTCCGTCAACTGGTTTATTCTGTGCTATTGATTCAAAGGCTTTTGATAATATTTGCGCTAATGGATCTAAGATAGATTTAGTAGGAAATCACCTTATTGATGAATTTGGTGTTAATAAAGATCTTGTAAATCCAACTATAAATTTCTTAAGCTACGATCAGGCACTACTTCAAGATTCTCTTTACACCAGATTGGTTATTGGAGCAACCGGATACTCTGGTTTCTTAGATATAGGTACGACAGGAGCTCTTCAAGTTGGATCACTATTTTCACTTCACGGATCTGCTACCGGAGGAACTGCTGGTGTTATTGTTGGTTCTTTCGCTCCTTATAACTCTTCTCTAACTTATGGAGGATTACATTATCTTGAAACATTAGGTCTTACCGGAACAACTGGAGGATTCCAAACTGCAGCTCAAAAAACTGCTCTTAAGGATTTCTTAGCTGTGAGTAGCTCAAATGATCAAAAATTTATCATAGGAAGTGTTAGTGGTATAACAGCGGGTACAACCGGGGATTTTATTAACCAATACACTCAGGGTACTACTAGCTTGGTTAGATTAAAGGTTACAGGAACAGCTGAAATCAGCGGGGAATTGAGAATTTCTTGGACCCATCCTTTAGACACCGCTTTCTATTCTTCACAGGGTATAACAGTAGCACCTACTCCTTACGTTAGTCTTTATGATGCAGGGGGTGGAACAAGACCTTTTTATACAGGAGGAACTGCTATAGGTGGATCCGGAGCTTATTTCTTCGGGGTAGCAGATTCTATTACAACAGTAACCGGAGTTGAAACTCCTGGCGGAGTTACTGGACCAAATGCTCCGACTGGTACATCCACTGTAGTTAGGGGATATAACGGATCTTCACTTTTCCAAGACGTTAAATTTAACAGATTAACTGACGGATCTACAGTTTGGTTAAACTCTGATGGATCTTCGATAAATTATTTAGCTTTTGAGGCAGGAGTTGATAGGGATCAATTTAATTTTGTTAACGCTAGATCTTATACGAGTTCTTCATTAGCAGGAACAACCATAAACAATATAGTGGCTTTCACAGGCTCAGGAAACTTTGCTTCTAATAATATAGGATCTCCAGTATCTGCAGGTAAGTTTAATATAGTTTCACAAAATGGAAATATAAATTCTTTTGTAACTTGTACTAGAGTGGATTCAACATCATTTACAATTAGTCAAGATTCAAACGGTAATGCTCCGCTTGCAGTTGGTGATTTGGTTGTTTCCACTGATTTAGATATTTGCATTCCTGATTCGGGAAACAGACAGAGCAGACTTACGAAGATCGTTTCGGTATCTTCCACAGCTACATCTGGTGTTTATACTGCAAAAGCAGCAAGACCGGTTCTTTACTACTCTGGAACTAATAACACAGTAAGAGTTCAGAAGTTTAAATCTATTGCTCAATTTACAACATCTTTTGAATTCACATACCTTAAAGGATTTACTCTAAAATCAACACATAGACCTAACGGAACAGACGCTAGAACTAATGAGATCCTAGATGTCCTTTATAATACAAATTTGGCTAAAACACTTGCACAAAAACAAGTAATTTCTTATAGATACATTATTGATACATTCAATGGAATAATAGGACCTGAATCTAAATCACAGTACAGTAGATTAGCTCAATTAAGAGGACAAGCTTTGGCTATTATCAATGCTCCTTCGCTAGAACAATTTAGAACTAGTACAAATCCAAGGTTTACCGATGCTCCTACTGCTACTAATCCTTATCCAATGGTGAAGGTACAATACATTACAACTGGGGGTAATCTATCTTTAAACCCTTCAGTTGTGTTCAGTTTACCGACAGAGGGAGATGGAGCTAAATACTCAGCTTATTATAGTCCTTATATTACGATCAGAGAGAACAATAAAAACATAAGCGTGCCCCCAGCGGCTTTGGTTTCGAATAATTTTGTTAGAAAATTTGCTACAGGAGAACCTTATGCAATTGTGGCTGGCCAGAAGAGAGGAACACTTAGCGGTGGAAGTATAGTAGGTGTAGAGTATGACTTCACTGACGACGATAGAGGAGATTTAGAAGCCTTTGGTATAAATCCGATAGTTAAGAGAAGAGGTTCAGGAGTAGTTATTATGGGTAACCAAACAGCTTACCAGCAAGTAAACTCTGCATTTAATTTGGTTCACGTAAGAGATCTTTTAATAAGCATAGAAAGCGATGTTGAAGCCATCCTTTCGAATTATTTGTTTGATTTTAATGATGATTCTATTAGACTTGAAATAAAGACCCTAGTTGATAATTATCTTGACGGTGTTAGAGCAGGAGGTGGAATTTATGCATATCAAACTATTATGGATTCCTCTAATAACACACAAGCTATCATAGACATGAACATGGGTGTTATTGATATTATTCTTGAGCCTGCTAGAGGACTTCAGAAGTTTATTAACAGAATCACAGTTACTAAAATAGGAGGTATAGCTGCCGGTGGATTCACCCAGTTTGCTTAATTTAAAGAATTAATCCTTTTTTAGGACACAAGATAAATATAAAAAAGACATGGCAGGATTATCACACTATCAGAATTCAATCTCGGCGATGAATAAATTCGAACCGGTATTTCTAAACCAGTTCGAAGTTAATATCATACCACCTTCCGCTATTCCTGGTGGAGAAATACTTCTTCAGCATGTTACCAAAGTTAGTGGTCTTGCTTTGAATAAAAATCCTGGTATAGTAACACAAAAGTATAAATTTGCTAAAAGAAACTATGCCGGAGCTAAACCCGATAACACATATATGGATGTGAGCTTAAGCTTCACTGTAAACTTAAACGAATCTAATTCCATGTACGTTTTTAAAACATTGAGACAATGGAGTGATCTTATCTACAATCCATTAACTGGTGCACAGGGTCTAAAAAGTGACTATACAGGAACAATAGTGATTTCCATGTTTAATAAGGCAGGTGATGTGTATAGAAGGGTAACTTGTAAAGATTGCTTCCCATCTAAACCTTTAACTGCTATGAGCTTAAACTACACATCAACCGATATTTACAAGGTAAACGATATGGTTTGGGCAGTTGATTACTGGGAAGATCTATTCCTATAAAAATATCATAGAAAATAAATGGCAGGCTTACCACATTTTACTAACTCCAGAGCGGCGATAAACAACTTCGAACCCGTATTTTTAAATCAGTTTGAGGTTTTAATAACACCTCCTGCTGGAATAATCGATGCAAATACAACATTCAAGGGGGAATCAATATTAACACAACAGGTTAAATCGATAAGTGGTTTAGCTGTAGATATACTCCCAGGAAACTCTGTTGAGCAGACGTATAAGTTTGCTACCCGCAGATACGCAGGAGGAGAGCCTTCAACCAGTGATATGACTTTAAGTATGGAATTTGAGGTTAACTTAAACAACCAAAATTCTATGACAGTCTATAAAATTTTAAGACAGTGGTCAGACCTCATATACAATCCTCTAACTGGAGCTATGGGAGTAAAATCTGATTATGTTGGTTCAATGGTAATCTCTATTTTCAACAAAAGAGGTGACGTTTTCAGAAGGATTAGAATGCCATCTTGCTTCTTGAACGATGCAATAAATACAATGGAACTTGACTACGAACAATCTGCTATATACACTTTAAGTGCTAGCTGGATCGTCGATTATTGGGAAGATCTTTTCATATAGTATTTTAATTTTATCGAGTTATAAAAAATAGAGGTCATTTTGGCCTCTTTTTTTGTTTTTTGGTATATAATAGAGAAAATTTTTTATTTTATGGATATGATTAATTTATCTCCAGAGGAGATATTAAAAAAAAGAGAAGAACTCGGTGGACTGGTTTACGATGAGCCCGAATCCGATTCTCCTGAACCTACCCCAGATCTTAGAAGCGATGAAATTCCTAAAATTGATGCACAAGATTCATCTGAATATTCGAATTCCCAAAGATCTTTTAATCCTGGTCAAGACCAAGATGATCAGGCTAAAACTTCTTTTGGCAAATCCCAAATTCATAAGCAAAACACTCTGTCTGAGAATGGGTGGAAAAACATACCAGTTGAGGCTTTACCAACCAGGGGTCAATACTATCCTTACGGAACAAGAATCTCTATTAGAGCAGCGGAAGTAAGGGAGATAAGACATTTTTCAACAATAGACGATGAGGATAGGATAGACATTGAGGAAAAATTAAGCTATGTTCTAGATAGATGTCTTAGAATGGAATTTCCTAATGAGGGATTAATTTCATATAAGGATCTAAAGCAAGAGGATAGATTTTATTTAATATTATCTATTAGAGATCTGACTTTCGTAAAGGGAGAGAACTCCATATTATTAAAGACTAAAAATAAGTGTAAAGAAACTCCAGAGTGTCCATTCAATAACGGAATAGAACTTAGAACAGGAGCATTAGATTCATATCGGATAGAGGAAAAAATCATAAAACATTATAACACTCAAACTGGATCCTTCGTTTTTAACATCAAAAAGACCGGTAAAAAAGTGGAGATGTTTATTCCTAGTATAGGAGTAACCCAAGCAATATCATCTTACGTAAGCCAAGCCTCCAGAATGGGTATAACGATAGACGAGGGATTTTTACAGATCTCCCCATTTTTATTTAATGACTGGAGGGATTTGAATTTTGATCTATACGTCAATAAAATGCGTGAGTGCGATTATCTAACAAAAGAAGAATATAGCGTTTTGTTTGAGCTTTCTCGAAGAATTAAGGTTGGAACTAAGATGGAGGTTAAGCAAAATTGCCCAATTTGCGGTGGAATGGAGGTCACCGCTGATATAACATTTCCCCAAGGGCTACGATCTCTTTTCGTTGTTTCAGATATCTTTGGAGAACTACTTTGATCTTAAATTTAGGCTCTGGAAAGAGCACGGGCTAGATCCTAAATGGCTAGAGACTATCCCATTTTACGAGTACCAAATATGGGTTGACAAATTAAACGAACTTATTGAAAAACAAAATCAAGACACTATGGAGAGCGAGGGTAAAAAGCAGGTCTTTAGTTTTACAAAATGATCTGTTTAAATATATATAGGAAGCCCAAATATTTAGTATAGATTAGTGATTCAAGAAAAAATTATATCCCAGTTATTAGACCCAAATAGAGGCATTTCTTCTGTTTTGGAATCACAAATCTCAGACAAAGGATCTGTTGATAAGTATAACGGTTCTTTTAATAAAATATCAGGGGCGTTTCAAATCGGGGGTATTCCAGGAAAAGATGGAAGATATTTGGTTGGTGAAAACGGGCCAGAAATAGTTAAATTACCTAAAGGGTCAGCAGTGATACCTTTAAATATTTCAGACCTGATAGATGGTCTCAAAAAATTTCCTGAATTATCAGATTATATAAAGGGAGAGGATCTAGAACTCTTTGCTGATCCTAATAATCCCTCTGTCTTAATGGATGGCAGGGGTAAAATATCTTTGAATGAGCTTCAAAGAAAATATGACGATATGTCAAAGGAGCAGGGGGATTCTGGCATTTTGGATAAAAGAATCTCAGATCAGCTTAGTGAACAGGTGGATCTTTTGAAGGATCTTAAATCCTTGGCGCAAAAAAAAATAGCTGATTCTATTAAAACAATAGAAACAGAAAGAGATAGGGTTTTAAAGGACTATGGAGAGGATGACGCCGAGAGTTATCGTAGTTTGGCTTCCAAATTAATCGACGCCATTCCTAAAAACTATATTAATCCTTTAACCTCGGCTAAAATGGATTTAATTGCAGCTAAATCTATTTCTGCAGGTAAAGAATTAAAATCAAAAAACAAAGGTGAAGAAATAGTATCAGGTAAAAATCTCGGGGAAATTAAAAAACTGGGCGGTGAAAAAATCTTAAAACAATTAAGTAAGGAGGATCCTGAAATTTATCGTAGGGTTACTGAAATTGTAAATTCAAATTTAGACTCTTCGATAAAGGGGGGGAGACCAAATGAAGAAAAATCGGGAATTTCTGATGTTTTAAATATAGCTAATGATTTAATCAGATCTATTAGAAAGAATCCCACCTTTGCTTCTGGAGAAACACAAGAAAAGTTTTTAAATAACGTAGAAAAGTACGAATCCACAAAACCTCAACTCGATATAATTAAATCCTCCCCCGAAATTCTAGGAAGCTTTATGACTGGGGGACTGGCAACATCTAGCGGTAACTATTTGGTTGGTGAAAACGGACCAGAGCTTATAAAAAATGTACTGGATCCTTCGTCTTATCTTTCTGGGGATCCATCATATTTTTCAAAAATATCTAAATCCCCCTCAAGTCTTTCTTCTATACAAGGAAATCCTTTATCTTTTATAGAAAATCAAATTAGTGCAAATGCATTAAAGAGTGAATTGAATCCAGCGTTATCTAATCAGCCTTCAGCCTCACTAAATAATTTTTCTTCTTATCTGACTAATCCCACACCTTCTGATATGTCTAAGGGTGTTTACAACAGCGGATCATCTATAGATTCGCAAATTTATCCGTCTGCTACAGTGCTAAAAAATGAGGAGAATCCTTCAACACAGCCAGCGGTATTAAAAAACACAGTGACTCCTTTAACTGAGACTAAGAGAGAAACTAAGCCTTCAGTAAATGAGAGTATAGATAAATTAAAAACAGATCTCGTAGATGTCTTTAAGAAGAAGTCAGAAAATGAGATGTCTCCAACGGTAAGTCAGGAATCTGATAAATCCCAGACTCCAATGGGAAGCGCCACAGCAACTTCAGAATCTCCGGCCCAGCAAGGACCCCCTGGTAAGAATGAGTTGTCCAAAGATCTCCAGAATGATTTAGCTGACATAAAATCTCTCCTTGGAAGGATATCTTCACTTTTAGAAGGTCCTTTAGAGTTCTCCGCTATAGAAAGTCCATTTAGACCTGATTCCAGAAAGGTGTAAATATATCTCTAAATATTTTTTTATCTCGTTTTATTTCATTATTTTTGTAAAAAGTAAATGGATGAGCATTGATATCAGCGAATACCAAATAAAAAATTTAGACGATCAGAATTATTTTGGGGTAAAAAATTGGACAGCACTAAGAAGCCCATACGATTATCGTCAGATCCTTTTAAAAATGGACGATTCAGAATTTTTAGAAAAGACCCACTTGTCTATACATGGAGATTTCAAATTGTTAAAGATGGATTTGATCTATTTGAGAATGGCTAAGACGTGGGGAGAAAATTCACACTCTAAAAGAATGCAGGTCGGATGCCTTATGGTAAAAGACAAGTCAATAATATCCGATGGCTATAACGGGTCTCCATCTGGATTTCCTAATGTTTGCGAGGACGAGAATATGGTAACCCTACCTTATGTCTTGCACGCCGAAGCTAATGCTATTACAAAACTAGCCAAGAGCACTCAGAGCTCTAATGGATCAACACTTTATGTAACACTCTCGCCCTGTTTCGAGTGCTCTAAACTAATAATACAGTCGGGAATAAAAAGAGTTGTTTTCTCGGAGGTTTACAGAAAACCAGAATCCCTCCCTTTTTTATTAGAGGCCGGAGTCGAACTTGTTAAAATAAGTAACCCTTATTAATTCTAAATCAATTTAAACCCTTATACAATTTAATTTATGCAAAAAACCAAAGAGAAGAACATCCAAAAGTTAGCAGAGGATTTTATAAAATCAAGGAATGATAAATCATTCAATGACCTTTTCGAGAGACTTAAGCCCGGCGTATCGAATCACTGTTTTCTTATCCTGAAAGACATCGAACTGGCAGAGGATGCTTTTCTAAACACAATGTCAAAAATATGGTCTAAAATTGATCAATATGACTTGGAGAGAGGTAATTTTTCCACTTGGTGTTATAATATTGCTAGAAACGAGTCACTGCTTTTAATGAAATCCAGAAAAAGATATTCTAACCACGAGGATTCTCAGTTGGAATACCTCTCTTCAAAAAATAGTTTAGGTGATCTTGGTGGTTTTTATCTAATCGAGGAAGATCCTGAATATTGTTTTTATTCTGAGGAGAATGAAATAGATCTAGTTTATGAATCAGTTTTAGAAGAAATTAGAAAACTCCCCGAGCTTTATAGAGAAATTATGGTTGACCGTGAAATAAACGGTATGAAATACAAGGACATTGCAGAAAAGTACAACATCAAGAAAAGATCAATTGCCACTAGAATAAGAAGGGCAAGAGCAAGAATTCGTAAAAAAATGGAAAAGAAACAATAACAATTACAAATAGTATAAATAATAAATGAGGCTGTTTAAAGTCATAAGAGAGTTAAAAATCTATAGAGATTATTTAAAAATAATCAAAAAAGAATCTTTTGAGTCCCCGTTATGGGCTAGAAAAAATCTTAGAACTGATTGGGTTGGTCGAATTTACACTGTCGTAAATCTCCCACCCCAGGTGATTTACTCGGTAGATCTTCCCAAAGAAGCTAGACCGTCTTTTGTTGCCAGTGAGATTAAACCTATTAACGGATATTTAAAAAATTTAAACTTAGAGGAGATCTTAACGGTTTATATGCAACCTATAGAGGGAACTAATGATGAATCCTATCTAGTCGTATATCAATATGTTTTTAGATATTTCACTTGGCTTTGGATTCTTAGATTTTTTGCGCAGATTGCTTTAATTGTTTTTTTGTTATTTAAATTTTGTTTTTAAATTTAGAACTTAACCAATGAATGAAAAATTAATTCAATCTAAAATTGAGGTTGAAAAAAAACTAGAAGTGTTTAAGGATTCTAAATTTACTTTTGAAGAGTCTTCACATACTTATCGATACGACGGTACTAAATTCGAATCGGTAACTACTTTTATTAAAAATTTCAAAATCCCATTTGATCGTGAGTATTGGTCAAAAAAGAAAGCTGAAGAAAGAGGAGTAGATCAATCGATTATATTACAAGAATGGCAGCAAAAATCAAACAAGGCAACTGGGATAGGTACTAGGGTCCATAAATATA